AGTGCACTGCCGAGTCCACTGCCGAGCGCACTGCCGAGTGCACTGCCGAGTGCACTGCCGAGTGCACTGCCGAGTCCACTGCCGAGCGCACTGCCGAGCCCACTGCCGAGCCCACTGCCGAGCGCACTGCCGAGTGCACTGCCGAGTGCTTGGCGCGCTCGACATTGCCCTGCGCGATCAACAGCGACGCGATCGGCCCTGCGAACACTGGCACCAGCGGACACGGCGTCCAGATCACGCGCGGCGTTTGTGTGTCGACATTCCCGTCTTTGTGCAGCAGGCGATAGATCGAGCAGACTGCGGCCTCGAACAACGGACGATCCGCTCTGCCCGTGGTGAGCGCGTGCGCGATCCACTTGTCTCGCCACTCGGACATCCGCGCCTCTTCGGCCTTGGTCATTTTCTCGACGCGCTTGCGGAGCTTGCCCGTGCGAGTCGGCAACTCGTCACGCCACAGTCGGGCGACATCGTCGCGGACGTACTGTTGTGCGTAGCCGTGGCCGAGCTCGGAGCGGAGGATCGCCGCGACATCGTGCTCGTCGCGCTCCTCATGCATATCGGCGAGGACGAGACGTGCGGAGTCGTCGTCGGCCGCTTGCCGCTGCAGGTCGGCGAGATCGAGGGAGCGAGCCAGCGCGATCAAGGCGCTTTCTCCTTGGCTGACGCCTTTGCCGCAGTCTGCGAAGCCTCGCGTGCCAGACGTTGCGCTGCGATGTCGCGCCCGAACTCCTCTGCGTACTGCGCGAGCCATGGACCGTCTGCGGTTGCGTGCACAGTCCAGGGGCTCTCCTGCGAGGAGGGCGCCAGCCGGTCCAACAGTCCGTCGATGATCTTGCGCAGAGTCCTCGCCTGATCGACGAGTCTCTCCTGAGCCTTGCGGTAGGTCTTGCGCTCGTGCTGCGCGGCCGCGTGATACGTCTCCGCGTCGCGCTTTCTGCGTTGAACCTCTTGGTCGAGCGCTGCGCGCAGCCGCTGGGCCTCTTCCTGTGCGAGCTTGAGCTCGCGCTCCAAGTGGGCCAGTCGTTGTTTGGTAGTCATGACTAGAGGAGTCCTGCGCTGCGCAAGATGTCGAGCGACACCCTGCTCTCCACCGGCATCGCGTTGAGCGCCCGCTCTTGCTCCAAGGCGCCTTGCAGCCGGATGATCTCGTCGACCAGCGCGCGGCACATCGGCGCGTCGAGATCCCATGGATCGAAGCCGGGCGCGTAGACGATGCGCATGATGTCGTCGACGTTCACGATTTTCTCCGTGCTCGTTCGGCCGCGGCCACGAGCGCATCAATGAACGCGTCCTCGTTCGCCTCGGTGCCCTGTGCGAATTCGCCGCCGCCCGCGAGATGGAAGACGCCCGCAGGCCAGCCGTTGAACTCCACGTAGCAGTGGAACGGGTCGACCTTGTGCGCAACGCCGCTCGGCGACAGCTTGACGGCCTTCGGCGTGGTGTGCGCGTTGATCGCGAACCACCAGCGATCGTCAACCTTACACTCCCAGCAGCCGGGGAGGTCTTTGACATTGGATACACTCAGCGCCTCGGCGAGGTTGGCAATCGCCTCGTTGATACTGATGTCTTTGTTGCTCATCGCTGATCTCCTGCGTGCATGTGCTCGTGCATGTGCTCGCTGCACAGGCACTCGCTGTGTCCACACGTTGTCGTAAACGCCTCCCCGTAGTGGCCCACCTGGCGAAGTCCGCAGAACCGGCAGCGCGGCTTACTGGCAACCGGGGAGATCTTCGGCGGCGGACGATCGAACGGGCGCTCGCAGTACCGCTCGTGAAGCCGCGCGGTCCGCTCCGCCGCCTCACGCGAGGAGACGTAGACCGACACTCGGCCGCAGGATCCGCAGGTCCAGCGGTGCAGCCAGACGTTCTCGGAGAGCGAGAGGTGGCGCTGATACTCGAAGCGGATCGCCGGCTGGGGCTTGAGGGCGGTGACCATGGCTAGCGGCTCCCTTCGGCGCGGGCATTGAGGATCTCGGCACAGAGCGAACGTGCGAACGGCTCCCCGGCAAGCGCGCGAGTTGCCAGTTGCACGGCTGCGTTGCGGTTCAGGCGATCTTCGTCGGACCGGCGTCCGTCGCGCGTGCGCATCGAGAACGCCTCTCGCGCACAGAACGAGCCTCCCGCACAGTTCTCGGTAAAGCAGTGCGCGTCTGCCATGTCATAGCCGTAGAGTGGACGCTTCCGGCGGTACCCGCAGTGCTCGCCGCATCGCGAGCAAACCCATGCTGCGTCGCGCTCGCCGTCATCGGGTGGATGCCGAACCGTTGCCGCATCGATCATCGCGCGCAAGTCGGCATCCGTAATCGTCTCTGCAGTGAGTTTCTGCATTGGCTACAGCCCCTCGCTCTTGAGTGTGGATTCGATGTTGCGGAGTCCCAGCGAGCCGTCGATCGCGTTCCGGTAGCAGAGGGCGGCGAGCCGGATGGAGTCGGCGTAGCGCTCCTCGCTTGTACAGGGCTGAATTGCGTCGTGGATGCAGCGATCGCCCAAGAGCGACCAGTCCTCACTCGTCAGTGCCGGGCGATCCTCGAGATCCTTCTGGACCAGCACTGCGTCGTGAACGGCTTGGGAGACGGTGCGCATCTAGAGGCCCTCCGCGCGCAGTCGGTCGAGGATGCTGGACGGAGTCGGTCCGGTCGCGTCGTCGTCGACCAGGTCGGTGTGCCCCATGACCGAGGCGAGCTCGTCGCAGCACGCGGCTGCCCGATTGAACGCCGCCTGTAGCACCATCGCCTGAAGATCCTGCTCGGCCCGGATCCGTCGCTCGCGCTCGTGCTGGGCCTCGTCCATGCACTGGAGGTAGGCGCGCGCCAGATCACGGACGTCGATGTCGCTGACTGCCCAGTGATCCGAGCCCTCGGCCGCCAGGTACTCGGCGAGATCCTGGAGCGCCGTCGGATTCTTGGTGATCCACACCTTGAGGGTCGGCATCTACGCTGCCTCCGCGAGGCCCGTGATCAGTCGGACGATCTCGTGGTGCTGCGTCAGTTGCACCCGGCTCGCGGCCGGGAACCCGCACTCGCAGGCGTACTGCGCGACCGTGTACTCGGGGAGGACGGCGATCGGCCGGATGGTGGCGACCTGGCAGCTCCGATGGCCCTTGGGGGCTGCGATCGCCTGGAACTTCGTGGTGGTGATTCGTGCGTGCTCGCGAATCGTCATGCACCCGTTTTAAGGGCGCTCGACAGTTTTGTCTAGTAATTAATGCGCCGAAGTTATAAGGAGGCGAATTCTGTCGCGAATCAGCCGTGCTGGCACCGCGAACAGCCCGGCTAGCTCATCCACGTGGTCGAGGTAGATCTGCTGCTCCTGGGCAACGCGCGAGGGCAGGCATCGGAGGCGCGGCGCTAGGTCGTCGAGCGGCACCAAGAGCTCGGCCGCCACCGCATCAGCGCGGCGCTCTCGGAACGCCTCGCGGACGAACCCAGTGACGTGCTGGTGCATGTCGAAGACGAGGTGACCAACGCCATGCGCGATCGCCACCCGCTGTTCTGGGATGGTCAGCGAACGTCGATAGATCAGGACGACGCCCGTCTCGGTTCGCGACACGGCCTCGTGTACCTGCATTGGTAGGTCCGCGCCGGTGACCAGCGCATCGGGGAACGCGTGTTCGATGATTGCGTGTGTTGAGTAGGGCGGCTCAGTCAGGGCAGCCTGGCTTCGCAGTCGCCTCGCTACGTCGGCTAGGGAAGCTTGCATGCATAAGAGCTTATCTAACCAGTCTGATCTCTTGGGTTAATCCGGATCCGGAGCGAAGCCGCGGAGCCTACTTGCGCTTCTTCAGGTCGCGGATCTGTGTGCTGGCGTTTTCGATCGCACGCCGCACCGGTTTGAGGATCTCGTTGACGGCGTCCTCGGGCAGGTCCTCGACGTCCGGGTGCATCTTGAGAAAGACCATGTCCACGTTGGCCACCTTCCGTGGCGGCGGATCTTTCTTGAAGAAGTCGCCCGGATCGTGCCCGTAGACTGGAGCGAGTTGCGCCAGAACGTCGGCAGGAACGCCGCTCTCACCTCGTTCATAGCGGCTGATGTTCGCCACCGGGATGCCACTCAGGTCGGACGCCTGCTCTTGGCTCATGCCCGCCTCCTTACGGAAGCGAACGAGGTTTTGTACAAGAATTTGTTCGGTTGTATTTGTTGTCGCCATCGCAACTTGCATGGTTGCGCAACGCGCAACGCCTGTCAGTAAAGCGCAACCCGCTAGACAAATTTGTCGAGCGGTGGTAACGAAAGACTCGTGCCTGTACGCAGGAAAGCCACGAGCCGCGGCGCGCAGCTTCTCCGCCAGTGGCGCGGCGAGATGCACCAGGTCGAGGCGTCCAGGCTGTTCAATCTAGATCCGTCGACGTACGGAAAGTTCGAGAATGGCAAGCGAACGCCTGGCGGACGCTGGATGGTCCGCATCGAGATGCTCACCAACGGCGCCGTGCCGGCGTCGAGTTGGCACCTGCCGCCGCAAAAACAAGAGGTGGCCGCGTGACGTCACTTCGCCCGCCGGAGGTTTATCGTCTGCCACACGATCCAGGCGGCGACACCTGCGAGCGCGATACCGATCGCCCAGTAGATGAGCGTTCGCTGGTCGGCCGCCTTTTGGGCTTCAACTTCGGCGGCGACCTCCGCAACATCGCGTTGCGCGCGCTTGCTCCAAAAAGCGGAGACCTCGGCGTCCGTCATTTTCCAGTAGCCCATATTGAGCGCGTACGCCTGGTCGTCTTCGTACACCTGAATCACATCGCCGTCCGGTCGGCGGAACAGCACTACTGGAACGCTGGACCACCCCTCCCGTCGAGCGAACTCGACGCTCTCCGCCGGCACGTCCTTGATCTCGCCGGTCGGCGATTTCATCCGCTCCGCTTCGGCGCTTGGCAAGAAGCCAACTGCCAGCGCCGCTGCAATCACCCATCGCATGTCGAGATCGTAAATCCGCGCCCGCTGAATTGCCTGCGGAATGGTGCGGAACACGGTCGCGCAACGAACCGCACGGAGATTCCATGCAGTTAGCGTTGACCTACAGCCCGGCCCATGCCGGCAGAGACCTATGGCAACGCCAACTCGCGTGGGTTCGACGAGCCGTTGACGTGCTCGGTCACAAACACGTTGCAGGCGAGCTCGACATCGCGCCCAGTACATTGACCGACGCGCTCCTCGAGCGTGAGCGCAAGAGCGTGAAGGCCGAGTGGATCGCAACGCTGCTCTTGATGGTGGGCGAAGCGATGCGTCGCGAGTGGTTCTCGATCACATGCCCAAGCGTGGGATTCGAGCCACCGCAGCCGGTCAAGACGCGCTCTGCTGAGGAGCGACTCGCGGAGATCGAGCGTCGGCTCGCCGACCGCTTCGGCGACGCAGGCCGCGAGTTCCTACAGGAGGTCCCCCGCTAGCCACCGCTTTACGGACTCGCACAGAGACGCGCTCGGTCTCCAGGCTAATCCCCTGACCTACGTTCGCATCGCATCCGAGCGCTGCGCGTGCAACTCGCGCCGAGTCCACCACGTTTCTCGCCTGACAAGTCCGTCTGTACAACTTTGGGTGGAATCACATGTCGAGACAAAACGACGTGCACACGAAACGTGCATCCGAACCGGCCAGCGAGCCCGATCGCGAGCAAGATCTCGCCAGGCGCCTCTACGCGCTCGGACCCGACGTCCGCGATTCCTTGCTCGAACTCGTCACCAAGGCCGAGGGCGGGCATCAAAAACACGGCCGACTCGATCTCGCGACCGACCCGCGCGACTTCATCGTAGAGGCGCTGCAGGAGAGCCAGGATCAAACCTGGTACCTGCTCTACGATATTCGTCGGCTACGAGCCGAGGTGGCGCGCCTTCAAGGCGAGTTGCCGCTCGCTGGTGCGATCGCCCAGGTACGCGCGTTCCACGCGGCGATGGGGATCGTCGACTCGTCGACGCTGGACATCAGTCGCGAGCCACAACTTCGGGTCGCGCTGATCGAGGAAGAGCTCGACGAGTTGCGCGAGGCGCTGTCCGCTGGCTCCGCGGTTGGCGTGGCCGATGCGCTCGCGGATCTGACCTACGTCATCATCGGCGCGGCGATCACGTGGGGGATCCCGCTGGCCGAGGTGTTCGACGAAGTGCATCGCTCGAATATGACCAAGTCTGGAGGTGGGCGGCGGGCGGATGGAAAAGTTCAGAAGGGCCCCAACTACCGACGGCCTGATGTCGCCGGCGTTCTTGTGCGCGCTCGAGAGGCCAATCGGTGACACAGGGCCACTGGTGCAAAGTGGCGTCGAATCTCGACAGCCACCCAAAGATCCGCAAAGGAGGGCGGAACGCTCGCGAAGTGTTTTTGTTCGCGTTACGGCGCAATGCAGATCCTACCAATCCCGTCCCGGGCTACTTGCCTGAAGGGATCCTTGACCCGTGGTTCATTGCCGACCAGCTCATGATGACCGAGGCCGAAGCAGCCGACGGCATCGCAAGGGCCGAATCCGCGCAGCTAATAGCTCGCGAAGGCCGTGGATGGCGAATCATTGGCTGGGAGGACGAATGGGGCAAGCGACCTGCAACCGGCGCCGAGCGGACTCGTAAGTGGCGAGAAGGTCTATCGCCAAAACCAACGTCACAGGACGTCACTCCGATAACGAGTGACGACAGCGTGACGTCACAAACGTCACCAAACGTCACGGTGACGGACCGTGACGCATTAGATCAGATTAGATCAGAAGAGAAGAGATCAGAGATCCCCCCTTTATCCCCCCTTTCGGGGGGAGATTTGCCGAAAGCTGACCCGAAACATTCGGCGGAACTTCGAGAAAAGTGCGACAGGTACGCTGGAGACGTCGGGAAACAGCGAGCACGAGCGCAGAGGCTCCCGGACGATTGGAAGCCCGAGCGCTCGGAGGTGAACCGCGCCATCGAGCAGGAAGCCATCGACGTCGGGATTAGTCCAGCTCGCGAGCTCGACCGGATGCGCGACTGGGAAAAGGCCGGGGGGAAGACCGCAAAAGACTGGAACTCGCGTTGGCGCAACTGGCTACGCAAGGCGATTGACGATCACCGGTCGCGCCGCGGAGCCCAGCAGTCCACGCAAATCCGCCACATCGAGCGGCTCGACGGAGGTCTGCCGTGAAGGTCGAGATCCCAACGGCGCTGGAGTCTGCCGTCATCGGCGCCGTTCTGCTCAACGCAGAGTCACTCGCAGAACTAGACTTCCTCGCGGCCGATCATTTCGCGCACCCGCCAGCCGTTCACGCGTGGCAGGCGATCCGCAACGTCGAAGCCGCGGGGAGCCCGGTCGACTTCGTGACGGTGCTGGCCGAGATGCAGCGCCGCGGGGAAGGGGCTCGCGATCGCGCCGAGGAGTATCTCGGCGAGTGCCTGCGGACAGTTCCCGACGCATCGTGCGCGGTCGAGTACGCCGAGCAGGTTCGCGACGCCGCGATCGCGCGGATGGTTCGCATCGAGCTCGAACGGGTGGCCAATGCGCCCGCGACCAGCGGCGAGGAACTGCTCTCGATGGCCCTTGCTGCGATCACCCGTCTCGACGTCGGGACCCCGGAGCAAACACCCACGGTCTCGGAAGCCGTCAAGCGCCGAATGAAACAGCTCGAGCAGATCGCGCACGAGCGAGCGAACGGCGAGCGAACGATGACCGGTTACCCGACCGGGATCGCTCGGTTGGATCAACTGCTCGGCGGGTGGCAGCCGAAGATCGTCAGCATCGTCTGTGCCCGTCCGGCGATGGGCAAGTCGAGCCTCGGTCTCGCCACGGCTGATGCCTGCACCGAGGCGGGATTCGGCGTTCACCTGTTCTCGCTCGAGGACACCGAGGAGGCCTACAGCGATCGCGTGATGAGCCGGATCTCGCAAGTCCCGGCCGAGTCGCTGCGCAACGTCAGCCTAAGCAACGTGCAGATGCGCGACGTCGCCAACGTGCTGCCCAAGATCCAAGGGCGGCGCTGGTTGGTCGACGGACGGTCGGGAATCACCGCCGACGAGATCGTGCGCTCGGTTCGCAAGCATCGCCGGAGCAACAACACGAAGGTTGCGATCGTCGACTACGTGCAGTTGGTCAAACCGTCGCGCAGCGAGCGCCGGCAGAACCGGCACGACGATCTCACCGGAATCATCACGACCCTGGCCGACGCCGCCAAAGCCGATGACGTGGCCTACGTCGTGATGAGCCAACTCAATCGCGACGTGGAGAAGCGCGGCGACAAGCGGCCCATGCTGGCCGATCTGCGCGAGTCCGGGTCCCTTGAGGAGCGGTCCAAGTGCGTCGTGGGGATCTACCGCGGCCACTACTACTCGCCGAACAACCCGCAAAAGGGCGTCGACTACGAGGAGAACGAGCCGCGCCCCAGCAACAGCGAGTTTGCACGAATGGTGCAGTTGCTCGTCCTCAAGAATTCCAACGGGCGGACCGGAGCAGTGCGAGCTGACTTCTGGGGTCCAACCACACGCATGGAGTAGGCAATGGGTGCGTCGGAGAAAGCGATGGTGCGTGCGATCCTGGTCGCCGCCCGAGTCCCCAAGCACCACATCGGCTGGATGGTCGAGTCGTGCCCCAGCGTCGAGCGAGCTCGCGAGATCTACGGTCGCTATGCGAGGACGCGATGACGCCTGCCGAGATCATGAATCAGGCAGTCCAGATGTTGGCGCTACTGCGCGGCACACAGCACGAAGTCAGAGCGAGACTCTACCTCGCCGCGCAGATCGTGATTACGGACCATGCGCATCGCACGCGGAGAGTGCGGTGACACCAGAAACCTGTTGCGGCGCGCGATGTCGCCATTGCGACGTCTGGCGAACGCTCGAAGAGAGGAGCAGTCCCATGCAGACACAACCCAAGAGCGCCTGGTGCGTGGCGTGTCAGGCGACGACGTATCGAACTGATGAGGACGTGTGTATCCCGTGTGCGGTCGTGATCGGCAAGCGTGTCCGTTCGTTGCTCCAGAAAGGGAAGCGGTAATGCCGCGCGACCCCGAGAAAAACAAACAGCAAGCGCGAGAACGGCGCGCACAGCGCAAGGCGAACCGACTCTGTATCGACTGCGCGGCCGGTCTCCAAGAGGACGACGGAGTCCGCTGTGTCGAGTGCTACGACAAGATCCTGCTCGCGAGCTACCGCTACCGTGTGCGCAATCAGAAACGCGTGAACGCCCGGGCTCGCGAGTGGCATCGCAAGCGCCGTGCAACACACGCTGCCGAGGAGAACGCGAAACAACGGGCCCGGCGGCTGGCGCACAAGATCGCGGGCCTCTGCCAGTTGTGCAAAAACCCGTCGCTCGAAGACAACGTTTACTGCGCGCTTCATCGCGAAGCTGCGCGGATCAACACAAAGAACAACTGGCGCAAGAAGAACTGGTCAAAGCGCAAGATCGCCGCGAATGGCGGCCTGGAAGTCCCGCCCAAGATGCGCACGGGCGAACTGACGCCGCCGAACGTAGAGAAGCCGCCGACGACCAAACAACTCCACGCGTATCGGCCGCTCGACGAGTCGGAAGATCGGCTGCGGGTCAAGATCCTGCTCGTGATGCGGTGGCACGACTGGATCGCAACACGCGAGATCGGCGACATCCTCGAGCTCGACGAGCTGGACAGAAACCACGTTGCCCACATCATGCGGCGACTGCGCAAGGCGGGTCAGGTAGACGTCCGCACGGTGCGCGGTGTGTTTCGCGGAGTGTCGTCGGGCGAGATACAGGAGTTCAGGCTGACCGCCGAAGGCCGGGCGCTGTCGGATCGGCTGCGCAACGGCGAAGTGCTGCCCATTCGGAGGGCGGCGTGATCCTCGCGAACGGTGACTGGCAACTGAACCTCGGGGACTGCATCGAGGGACTGCGCGCGCTCGACGAAGACAGTGTTGACGTCGTCATCACTGATCCGCCGTACGACGAGCACACGCACAACGCAGGGCGTCGCGGCGCCACGGGATACGACGAGCGCAAGCGAGCCGCCAATCCGCGTGTATCACAGCGTGCTGAATTCAATCGCGTTCGCGAACTCGGCTTTGCTCCCATCTCGCAACAGCAAATGGCAGAGGTCGCCAATCAGTGCGCGCGTGTCGCTCGGCGCTGGACAGTGATCTTTTGCACCGTCGAAATGATCGGAGATCCCGACGGCAGTGGATGGCGAGGTCACCTCGAACGCGCCGGGCTCCAATACATACGAACCTGTGTTTGGCACAAGATCGGCGCGACACCTCAGTTCACCGGGGATCGACCAGCACAGGCCGTCGAAGCAATCGTTGTCGCGCATCGTCCCGGCCGCAAGCGTTGGAATGGCGGCGGCAAGCACGGCTACTACGCGCATCCGATCGTGCTCAACCGTGGAGGCGAGAACGAACGGCTGCACACGACGCAAAAGCCACTTTCGCTGATGCAGGAACTGGTCGCCGACTTCAGCGAACCCGACGATCTCGTTCTCGATCCCTTCGCCGGCTCGGGCACCACAGGGGTCGCCTGCCGCATGCTCGGCCGCCGCTTCCTCGGCTTTGAACTCAACGCCGAGTACCACGCGATCGCTACCCGCCGGCTCTGTGGCGACGAGGCCAAACCCAAAACCCACCAGCCATCCCTATTCGGAGGCACGCGATGAACGACTTCCTAGACACTGTCGAGATCGAGATCTCCGAGGAACTACACGACAAGCTCACCGAGCGTGCCGAGCAAACTGGCACCACGCCCTGCGCGATCGCAGAGCAAGCGCTCGTAGTCGAGGGCGACGCGTACTGGGCTGAGGTCCTCGCCAAGGATGAGGCCGAATGGGCGCACCGCTGTTACGCGTGCGGCGGCGAACTGACGCCGTGCACGTGTCGACCTGATTGTCCGGGCGGCGAGTGCAAGCCGTGCATGGGCCGAGAGGGTTTCACGGAGGAACAACGCGCAGAGCAGCGCGAGTTGTTGCGTCAGGCGTTTTGCCCCGAAGGCCGCGATCTCGGCGCCGATCGCGACACCCGCCCTCCGAAGGCATGCCTGCGTCGCTTCGCATCCGGCCGCTGGTGTACTCGCGAGGATTCCCACCAAGGGGATTGCGACGGTCCGCCAGCAAGGGAGTACCCGGTTAATGACCTCGGGCCCAAGCGGAGGATGGGATGGGGATGAGAGGAGGATTGCAATGGGATATGTAGTCAGCAAATACGGAACGTTCGGAACAGTGCGCCGAGTCGTGCAGAGTTGCGAAACCGGCGAGAACGTCGTGGTGATTGAGTGGTGTGGTCCGCTCAACTGGATATCTCCAGTCGCTGAAAAGGATTGCAAGTATCTCTCGTCGCGCTACGGGGGCGAGGCGCGCGAGGAGGCGAAGGCGTGGCTCGCTAGCCTTGAGTTAACTCCATGAGCCCCACCCAGCGCACCCTGGCCGAGTGCAAGCGCCGAGGCTGGCCCGCCAACGTGGTGGAGCAGCGCGTCCCCCGCGTGTTCATCACAAGGGACCTGTTCAACTGCATCGACATCGTGGCCATTGCCGATCACGCGATCCTCGGCATTCAGGCTACGAGCGGCACCAACCACGCTGCACGTAGGGCCAAGATCCTCGCCGAGCCCCGCGCCCTCCAGTGGCTCCAAGCCGGCGCACGATTCGAGGTGTGGTCGTGGTCCAAGCGTGGGCCACGTGGGAAGCGAAAACTGTGGACGCTGCGGGTGCAGGAGATCCGAGTGGAGGATTTCGCGCCTGCGTACATGGCGCCGGAGCAGCGCAATGGCGAGTAAGAATGCACAGCAACGCGCGGCATGGCCGATGTACGAAGTGAATATCGAGGGCCGCGTGCACCGAGGGCGGCATCGCGGCATTCGTGCTGCAATCTACGCTGCAATCACCGAGGACGCTCACGCGCGCGGATTCGGCGCGCAGCTCTCGCAGAGATGGGAGCCGAGCCATCTAGACGGCGAACTGAGCGACCTCGTGGTTCACGTGCGGCGAGTCGACGACTGCGATCCGGAATACGCACGACGAGTTGCAGAGAATGAGGCGAGGCAGCGGGCATCGACAGAAATGCGCGAAGCCTCGTCGGTCATCAGCCTCGTATTCGGCGACACGCGCGAGGTGGTCGAGTTGCCATGAAGCGCTCTCCGCTCACCCGCAAGACACCCCTCCAGCGCTCCCCCATGAAGCGCCGCAAGGGCTCCACCAAGTACAGCCGCCGAGAGCGTGACCTCGAGTTCATGAACTTCGTGCGCTCGGAGTTGCTCTGCTCGGTGCTGGAAGAGTGGCCCTGTGTCGACTACGAGCCCACGCCCTGCGAGGGACCGATCGAGGCCGACCACATGGGGCCACGCGGGCTATCGCACAAGGCGGACGATCGCACCTGTGCGGCCCTATGCACCAAGCATCACCGCGAGCGCACCGACCACACGGGCAGCTTCAAGTTCTGCACGAAGGCCGAGGTTCGGGCGTGGAGGGAGAGGGCGATACTCCGCGCGCAGACCTTGTTTGCAGAGAGAAACGGACAAGAGCCATGAGCGTACTGGAATGGATCCGATACTACGTGATCCACGCGATCGCCTATGCAGCGTACTGCGAGTGGCTGGCCCGTGATGCGAAGACGGGTGCCGCTATCAACGCTTGCAACCGCGCTCTTGAGGAGTACGCATGACCCCCGAACAACTCGCCCACCTCCGTGCGCTCGCGAGTGCGGCTACGCCGGGACCGTGGGAGTCAGACCTCGACATCTGCGACTCTGAGGAAGGCATCGTTGCTCTGGTGTTCGATGGTGAGTACAGGCTGTTCGCGTCGCTTGCTACAGACGTAGTGATCAAGCAGCGCGGCGAGACATGGACCGAGGAAGACACCAAGCGTCGCGATGAGTACTGGCGCTTTGCGCGCTCAAGCCAAGAGTTGCGTGACGCGCAGTACATCGCCGCCGCGAATCCCCAAGCCGTCCTCGCGCTGCTCGACAGGATCGGGGAGCTGGAGGTGTACGCGGACGCCATCCGTCGAGCGCAGGAGGTTAACAGAGACAAGGCTCGCATCGCCGAGCTAGAAGCCGCACTCCGCGAGGCCTGCGATGGGTGGGAGACAGCGTTCTTCTCGAACTACGGATGGAGCGTTGAAAGCATGAGACGACGCCATGGTGAGCACGAGGACGTCGAACGTCTCCGCGCCATCGCCGACAGAGGAGAGAAGCCGTGAAGCCGTGGGTCCCGATCTCCTACGATCCGGCCAAGCTCGACGAGGTCCCGTGGGGCGACTTCGCAACGATCGGCACGGTGCACTCGCTAGATGGTTCGCGGGTCCGCAATTTCTCCGCGTTGGATGTTGAGCGAGTTCTGGCGTACGGCGATTCGGGCGCTGGATGGGATGGCAGCGTGGCGGGGCTCGCGCTTCTTAGGTGGGGCCAATACCTCGCATGGGAATCGTGGTGGGGGCCGACGGGTTCAGGGTTTCACAGCGACGCATACGGCGGCGATCAGGAGGTCATGGTGGCGCTCGATCCGGTGGTTGCATTGCGCGCGATCCCAGAGAACAAGCGCGAGCTGCTGGTGTTCGCCACGGATGAGTCTGAGCGCGCGCTCGTAGACGTCCTGTTCGACGCGCACATGTCCGGCACTGGCCGCGCTGGCCTGATTGAGGTGGCGCGCGAGTCTGGAGAATTCGGTGTGCTAGTGGAGTTTCGCGTAGACGAGTTGCTGCGCCGCTGGCCAGAACCGGAGACCGCATGAAGCGCCGCGCAGTCATGCTTGCCACCGAGCTTCAACACGAGCGGCGGCAGGTGGCATGGTATGGAGCCAATCCCGATCGGGAGTATCCAACCTCAAGCACGACAAACCATCCCGCTCGGTACTGCGAATGGTGCCATCAACCAGCCACCACCCAAGTGAGCCACTAGTGCCTGTTACCAATGCGCGTCCTCAGGCCGCAGTCACCGTGTACGCATGGCACTTGCTCGATGGATGACGGGTGCTACTTCCGCCTCGCCCTCTTCGGAGCTCTCCCACGCCGCTTCTCCTGGAAGGCGCCGAAGGCCTCGCTGATCTTCGGGTTCTCTCCAAACCACGCCTCGAGCTCCTCTCGGAACTGCCGCCATCCCAGTAGCTCGGCATTAGCCTGCTGGAGCACCAGCGAGAGTGCAGCCAAGAGGTTTCCAAACGTGACAGGCGTCTCCGGCGTGATCTGAGCCATTCGGTCCACCCTTCATTTTTCGAGCACTACCCCTAGTGCTCATACTTGACCGTGACCATACATCTGTGTAGACACTCTTGTCAGTAGGATCACGTTGGGTGACGTGACCGAGCGAGGCCCGGGCCACAACGCGGGCACAAATGGTTTCCGCCTCTTCATCGACACGATCGAAGAGACGCGAGCCCGCGGCGCATTGGCCTCCAGGAAGAAGATCGTGGGCCGTCCCAAGAAGCTTTTGGGCGATCTGCTGGTCAAGCACTTCAAGATGGCCGAGCAGCTCCGCAAGCAGCTCGACAAGGTCCTGACGTTGGCCAAGCGCGCCGACGAGAACTGGATCCCCGACGAGGGATTCATGGAGACGTTCAAGGTCGTCACCGACTCGATCACCAAGCTCGACCGTTCGATCCGGTTGGGCCGCGAGCAGGAGATGAAAGCCCGCCAAGGCCTCTCCGAGGAGCAACTCGAGGCGGTGTGGAAGACCGAGCTCCGCCGGATCGCCACCAAGCTCGACGAGGAAGACTGGCGCGTCCTGTTGTCGATCGGGATGGGCGAGGACATCGCCGAGGCAGCCCTGACCGTGTTTCGCGAGCGCCAGGCGTCGTACCGGGCAGCCCGTAAGCCGACCCAGTTCTCCGAGGACCGCCAGCCGGACAAGGAGAGGCGCGGATGAGCACGTTACTCGACCTCATGCTCGAAGTAGCCAGGCGCCCGCCGTTGCGCCCGACGCCCGTGCATCGACCGCGCGTGACTCTGCGCGAATTGCTCGCCATGCAGGACGACTACGCGCTCTTGGTGGGCTGGCCAGCGATTCGCCAGAAGCTGATCGAGGTGAACCGGCGATGACCCGTCTCAAGTTCACTCGTTCACAGCTGCTGAATCTGGCAGACAATTATGTCCCACGCGTGGGCCGGCAGACGAGATGGCATCGGAGTCGGCGCTTCAGGCGCAGAGAGCACGAGTGGAGCAGTTGCGAGAGACGATGATGAAATCGCTCGCTCTGCAATCGCGACCCAGTGTGTTCATTCGCGAGCAGGACGTGCTCACTCATCGCGACGGTGAGTTGTTCTATCAAGACATCCAACTGACCAACAGCGCGCCGCTAAACGCCGCGACGGCCCGCCTCGACTGGGCAATGGAGGACGAATGACCCCCTCCACCTGCGGTGTCTGCATCGGCGACATCGGCCGCCCGATCCACTACGAGCCGATCGGTCGCGATGACGCCCTGATCCCGGTCTGCCACCGCTGCAGCACGGAATCGGTTGTCCCCAAGGATGACAAGCCACTTGCGTTTCGCCGCGAGCCGACGAACGAGCGCGGCTGGAAGATCCGCGAGCATCGCGACAACCTAGTGCGCCAAGGGTTGTGCTCCGACGGTGCTGCGCATGGAGCACTCGTTCCCGGGACGCGCCACTGCCAACCGTGTCTCGACAAGCGCCGAGCACGAGATCGGAGTCGACCCAGATGATGTGGGGAGAGGTTCTGTTCGTGGTCGCGATCTTCGTGGTCGTGCTGATCGCGGACTTCATCGGCTTCGTGATTCGCGAACACCGCTACGCGCGGCACCACAAGAAGCTGCGCGAGGAGTGGAACGCGCTGCACGCCAAGCAGAACGATCGGAGGGACCATGGCTAGCCTCCGTATGATGACGAGCGCCGACGTAGTCGGTCTGCTCGAGAGCCGCAGCGTGCTCAAGATCGGTGACTACTGCGAGCCGCTGATCGACGGCAACCGAACGACCGTCCGCGTGATCAAGCGCTACGAGGCGGCGGACGATCCGCCGGGCTGGGCCTGGAAGTACGACTGCGTCGACGTTCACGGCTTCGTGCACGAGGTGTGGCGCATGGACGATCCGCGTCGGGCCGACTCCGATCAGATCGCCGAGTTCGAGGACGAGGAAAGAACGCATGAGCACACCCGGTAACCGCAACGCCGAGTTGCGCACGGTCGAGGCGTCGGCACAGCCGCCGCTTGTGATCGACATCCACGGGCTCGCCGCCGATGATCTGCCGTTCGTCCGCCACACCTGGCGCGAGAGCTACAAGAAAGCCCCCAAGGTCGACAAGCTGACGTGGTCGCTCTACAAGCAGACCGCAGGGCGAATCATCGATCATCTGGTGGGCCGCGAAGACGTCCAGTTGCTCGGCGCCTTCGGGCTTGGTGGTCGCGTGCTGGGATGGATCGCGTGGACCCCGGGTCGCGCGGTGTCGACGGTGCATTGGGTCTACACGCGGCACGAGCTCGACGGCGCGCTGTTGCGTCGGCGAGGCATCATGACGGATCTGTGGGACGCAGCGCAGCTCGGCAAGCGGATCGTCTACACGCACAAGGGGCCCAAGCGGCAACGCTCCGTGCCAATGGATGAGACGCTGGTCGACTGGTGTCGATCGCGCGGCGTCACCGCAACGCACGTCAGCGTGGAGGAGTTTCTCAAGTGAGCGAACCAGACAAGACCGCAGCCGACGCGATGGCGCAGTGCCTTCGCATCCTCGGAGCACTCGACGAGGACGAGCGCAAGCGCGTAATGGCGTCGCTGCTGACCTACTTCGACATGCCGCAGCGTCACCCGCAGCGCATTCCGCACGGAGCACCATCCCGATGAGGCTCGTCGCCGTCGTCTCACGCCAAGGCATCGGCCTACCCGGGCTCTCCGCTGCGCATCTCGCGACGCTTGAGATCGGCAAGGGCGCCTACCACGAGTGGAACGTCCACGTGCGCGGCCCGGCCGTCTTCCTCGAGTCGCCACCGGGATGGAACCCCGGCAGCAATGTCCGGTCAGGCGCCGATCGCGTGGTCTACGAGATCCCGCGCGCGCAGGTCCTGCTCCGCTGGTGCCTCGACGGCACCGAGACGTTTACGGGCTCTGACTTCACGAAGTACAGCCCGCCACCACCCATCGTTCGGGAAGAGACACCGCAGGAATCCTCCCCCGCTGTGCAGACCGTAGCTCCGGCGGTTCCCGCCCCTGCGGTGTCTCAACCCACTATCCCCGACGACGAACCGGAGATGGCCGATCCCGATGATCCGGACGGCCTGCCGGTGGTTCGCAAGCGAAAGGGGCGTGGGTGAGCATCCTGATCAAGCCACAAGACAAGTCGATCGTACTGACCGATCTCGACTCGGAGGCATTCATTGCGTACCGAGCAGCACTGGTCGCTCAGTTGAACGCAAAGGCCGATCACCGGAAGGCCTTCGAGGAACTACGCATCGCGCAGCAACGCGAGCGGGACTGTCGCCACAAGGTCGAAGACGCGGACGTGGCGGTACTCGAGGCCGAGGACAAGCTGCGAAAGACCATGCTGTGAAATTCGTCATCATGAACAGCAAGCACGAGCCGCTTGCGATTCGCGATTCCGCAGATGCGGCCGGCCGGTATGCGACGCGTCGACTCACGCGTTACATGGAAGAGGCGGGCCAGTACGGCGGCTATCGTGACATTGCTGCCGAGGGATCCTGCTACATCGTCTCGGTCGCTGACGATAGCGAGGAGAACGGGTGATACGTGCCGCGAGCACACTGGCGCTCGCGCTTGCGGTTCTGCCCGTCCTAGCCGTCATGCGCGCAGGTCCCGAAGCGGTCGCCTCGTTTCTTGCCGAGCTCGCGCGTCGCCGACCACCCGATGAGGTCGTAGCCGCGAAGATCGACGAGGCGCGAGCGATGGCCGTCAAGTTGCGCGCGATCTTCGACGACCACCCAAAGCAGGGCGCGTTCTGCACGAGCAAGCACAAGCGCCGCGTGACGCTCAAGACTCGCCGCGCGGGTGCCACGGTCGGCGGGTGCCGCGAGCTACTGGCACGTGCGATCGAGACGCCCGGGTTTCGCTCGACGATCGCGCACTCGACGCTGGTGGAGGCACGAGCACGAGCATGGCGCAACGATACGCAGACCGGCATCGTCGACGTCATCGAGCAATTCGGGACGTATGTTCCAGGTCCGGGTGTAGACACCTGGGATCTCGGTGGCGTGTTGGTCGAGGTGCGCGAAGCCGATCACGCGCTCAATTTCTCGAACAACTCGCAAATCGAGTTGTTCGGCGCGGATAACGTCAACGACCACCGCAAGAAGCGCGGCAATGCCAAGCACGTGTTCTGGGTCGACGAGGCCCAGGACTTCAAGGAGCTCTGGGCTTTCTACAAGGCCGTCGTGCTTGGTTCGATCACCGACTTCGACGGTGAGGTCTGGATCAGCGGAACGCCCGGTCGCGATTGCTCGGGCATGTTCTACGAGATCTCCAACGAAGAGGAGCCGCTCGCCGGCTGGGAGATCCACGCGTTTGCTGTCGTCGATAACCCGTTCTTTGGCCACGTGGTGACCAAGGACGGTCAGATCGTCGTCGTCGACAACCTGAAGATCGAGCACGGGCCGTACGCCGACCTCGAAACTGCCCAGCAGGCTGCGGTCGAGATCCGGTGGGAGAACACCGCGGGCAAGCACATCCGCGAGAACAATCTCAAGCCGGACGATCCGGATCTCTTGCGCGAGTGGTTCGCCAAGTGGGTCAAGGGCGACTCAAGCCACGTCTACCCGGTGCACGTCGTGCCCGAGCACGCGCTGATCTTTGCGCCCCAGCGGCTTCGGCCCAACCCGATCAACCCCGAGCATCCACCTTGGTACGATCACGAGCGCGCCGTCGAGGATCTGCCGCGCAGCCGTCGCCGACGTCCGTATCACTGGCTCTACGCCATCGGCGCCGACTTCGGGTACATGCCCGATCCGTTCGCGGTGGTCGTGTGGGCCTTCACACCGGATCTCCCAGACATCTACGAGATGTTCAGCTGGAAACAGACGCGCGTGTTGCCGGATGACCAACGCGACTACTGCAAGGCTTTGTGGGACGCGATCGACGCAGTCGCTGTGTTTGTCGGCGATCCGGGCGGGCAGGCAGGGGCGAATCTCCAGGGCTGGCGCGAGCGCACGGGCCTTCCGATCGACGATGCCGACAAGACCTCGAAAGACACCTGGCGCGAGTTCATGGCGGGCGATATCCGCAAGTATCGCGTCCACTACCGCGGCCACGTCGAGCGCACTGGCGATGTGATCATCCGGCACGAGTCGCCGCTGCTCGACGAGCATCGCCACCTGGTCTACTTGCCAGTGAAGCCCGGAAAGAAGCGCGAGGAGCACAAGCACCGCAAACTCGCCGACGGCCGAATTCCGGGCAACGACTGCTCGGACGCAGGGCTCTATTCGTTCCGTCACCTCTGCCACTACCTCCATCGCGCACCCGAGGACAAGCCCAAGCCCGGATCGCCGGAAGCCATGGCGGCCGAGGAGCGCGAGCTCGAGCAGCGGATCGACGACATCGAGCAACAGCGCAAGCAGGCCAAGGACGACGGCGATGACGGTTGGGAACAGATTGGCGATGGAGGCTACGGATGGGGATGAGCGCGATCACTCTGCCCGAGATCGTGTGCCACGATTGCCCGGCAGTCGTTGAAGTACTTTGTGTTGAGCGGTGCGAGTGGGACGACCGAATCGTCATCGGAGTTCGCTGTCACGGCCAGACGGCAATCTACCGTGCCGACACCGAGTTGGTTCTGAGCGGTACCAGCGTCGGGCTCCACCAACTCCGGCGCTTTGATTGCGATGGCTTGCTCGCGAACGTCTCCGAGTACGAGGATCGCGTTCGCGTGTTGCTACAGCGCGCGCGGCTGTATCGCGACGTGCTCCGTCAATCAGGCGTCGTGCCGAAAAACCGCGAGACATCGCGAATCCGCTACATCGAGCTTGCGGAGGAGTTCATGAATTACGCGGAGTCGTTCAAGTGAGTCTCATCCGCGCCATGTACACACCGCGTCCTCGCTACCCATCGTTCGAGCAGGAAGGCATCCCCGTGGAGACCGTCGACCTACAGCCCGGAGACCTCGCTGATCCCGTCGCCAAGACCGAATCACATCGCGTCAACGAGTTTCTGTCCTACGCGGCCAACTCGTGTCTGTCTCAGCTCCGCATGGCCAAGATGCGCGGCGACGTGGCTGGGATGGACGCATGGCGGATTGCGTTCGACACGATCCAGCTCGCCGAGACCCAGGCCGCCGAAGCGCGCGCGAACCAAGACTGGCACCGAACCCCGGAGACCAAATGACCAGGCTCACGATTACCGATCTCGCACAGACCATCTTCGAGGCGTATCAAGGCGCGGAAAGCGTCGAGAAACGCTGGCAGTGTGCGGCCGAAGCGGCGCTGCATGCGCTCAACGAGTGCGCGTTTCCTCTCGACAAGGATTTGTATGTGGTCGACGAGCACGGCTACATCGTCATGCAGTCGCCACCGCAGGCGGCCAGCAATGGCTAACATCGAACGCACGCGGTTCGCGCACGAAATCAACCCACACTATTCCATGTACGGCGGAGAGCCCTACGAGTGGAAGGTCTACGTCAAGGTGCGGCTGCGTCGCGTCAGCGATGGACGCGAGATCGAGGTGGATGACAGTGTTCCGCATCCAGCCGACCACGAAGGCGACGTCTCTGGGCCGCGCTTCATGTGGTCTGCCGGAAACTACGCCTGTGACTGCAATCGCCACCTGTTCTTTCAGCGCGCGCTGGGCGAGATGCCGGACGACGATGTTGTGTGCAGTCACGATCGCTACGAGGTTGTGGCGCCTGCCTGGATCGTCGAGGCGATCGAAGCCGAGCGCAGGAACCAGCAGGCGCAGCAGGAGTTTCTCGCGAAGCACAAGCCGGGCCGAGCGTCGGTCAAGGATATCGACGAAGAGACCGGCACGGTCACCATGTCGATGGAAAGGATCCCCGACAATGGGTAGGCGCCGCGCACCCGTTCTCCCGGATCTCGACGACGAGGCGGACGCCAAACCAAAGGACTTGTCGTGCACCGACAGCGTCGAGCGGGTCATCCGACTCCTCGAGTGGGCGCGCAAGGGCGGCTACGCGATCGGCCCGACCGTGCAAGTGGGAGATGTGATCATGAACGTCCAGGATCTCCGGCTGGCTCGGCGTGAAGCATTGCGCGGTGAGAAGGGGCGCCAGCCCGAGCGCACGATCTACCAAGAGCACGGGCTCGACGACGACGACGAGCCCGTAGACGGCACTGTCGGATAGCCTCTGGACCGAATCCCTGATTCGCTGTACCTCTTAGACACCTAACTCACGTTGGCCACCAGTCCCGCGGCCGGCCCTGCAAGGAGCCAATGGCCGCGACGCCCAGCGAACACGCTGACGCCTTTTGGTGGAGAGCCAATGTCGGAGAGCCCGTGCACGCACGGCTCGTTCCGTTTGGCCGCCACCTGCAAGGCCTCTATCGCTCGGCGCACCAGTTCGATCGCGTGCTCGAGCGGATCTACGAATCTCCGCGGCTGCGCACGTATCAACTCGCGTTGGCCGCCCTCGATCGCCACGGTCTCAATGCCGCACGGCTCAACGTCGCCAAGGCGATCGTCGACACGTTCGTCTCGCGGCAGAGCAAAGAGCGGCCGATGCCGGCGTTCGACACCGTCGACTCGGACTGGAGGCTCAAGCGCAAGGCCAAGGAGTACCGGAAATTCATCGTCGGCAAGATGCTGGAGACCGAGTTCGACGATCTCCGCCGCGAAGCGCTGCACGACGGTTCGATCATCGGCACGGGCATCACGCGGATCGACGACAAGGATGACGACGTGTTTGCCGAGCGCATCCTCCGCGAGGAGCTGCTGTTCGATCCGAGGGAGTGCAAGAAAGGCAATCCGCGCACCAGCGTGCTCGTGCACCGAGTCGCCAAGTGGCACCTGGCCGAGTTGTTTCCCAGCTTCAAAGCCCAGATCATGCAGGCGCAGGCGTCGCAGAAGCGCCCGCAAGACGAGAACGACGACGACGTCACGATCGAGGGGCTCGAGGACTACACCGACGTCTTCGAGGCCCATCACCTGCCGACCAACGATCAAACCGAGGATGGTCGACGAGTCCTGTGTATCGACGGCGCCACCCTGGTCAGCGAGCGGTGGCACGAGTGCCGACTGCCCTACGCGATGTTCCGCCACACCAAGCCCCGTCGCGGAATCTGGGGTCGCGGGATCATCCAGGGGATTGCCGATCTGCAGCACCGCGTGAACTGCATCGTGCGCGACATGCAGTTGAACCTAGCTGCGACGGGTCGCGGCTACTACGCAGTCAACGAAGCGGCCGACGTTCCGACGGAGATGCTCACCGGATGGGCGCCGTTCAAGATGAAGTACAAAGGCAACCAACCGCCGGAGTTCACGGTCCCCACACCGGTCAACCGCGCGCAGGTCGAGATGCTGATGCTGTTCATCGAGCAGATGTATCAGCTATCGGGCGTCTCGATGGCTGCAGCTAGCCAGCAGTCGCAGACCGGTCTGTCGGCCTCGGGCGTCGCCCGGGAAGTTCAGTACGACATCGACAGCGAGCGCTTCGCGATGGTGCAGGCGAACTACGCACGCTACTCGCTCGACGCGGCCCAACTGTATCTCGATGCCTCGAAGCGCGTGGCGCGCGCGCGCGCAAAGGACAAGGGCAAAAAACGGCCCTGGGTCGCGGTGTGGCGCAACCAGGACGCGATCCAAAAGCTCGACTACGACAAAGTCGCCATCGAAGATGGGGAGTATCGACTCCGCCTCGAGGCCGTCAACTTCTTGCCGGACACGCGCGCAGGAAAGCTCTCGGTCGTCGAGCAACTCACCAAGGCCGGTGTGATTCCCCAGTGGCTGGTCGCCACACTGTTCGACGAGCCCGACATCCAGCAGGCCAACGCGATCCAACTCGCGCCGTTTCACAACGCGATGCGGAAGATGGACGAGCTCGCCGACGAGGATCTCCCCGAGCCAGTGCCCGAGCCTTACAACGAGCTCGAACTGGAGCTGAAGATCTCGACGGCATACTACAACCGCGTCCAGTACGAGAAAGCGCCCATCGAGATCCAAGAGCGCTACAAGCGCTACGTCGATCTTGTCGAGGAGCTGATCAAGAAGCGCAAGGCAGGCGAGGCGGCGCTGGCGCCTCCGATCGCTCCACCTGGCATGCCGCCCGGAATGCCGCCCGACGCGATACCGCCGATGGGCGCGCCGCCGATGGGGCCGCCGGGCCCTCCTGCTCCACCCATGTTGCCCGGCCCGATGGCCTAGCGAGGATTGAATGGCTGACACGTTTGTCGAAGAGGTCGCGAATCCCAGACCCACCCCTGGAACTGCTCTCTTGCGCGCGCCCGAGGAAGAGGTCGCGATCGAGGGCAATGGCCGGATCGCACCACTGTCGGGTGGAGGAGTCGCCGACGATGCCGTGGTCGATGGCGGACGCCTGATCCCCGACTCGGTCAAAGAGAAGATCGCCGCGATCGTCAAGGGCCAGAAACCCGTCGCGGCCGATCCGGACGAGCCCGCGGAGACCGGCGCCGACGAGGAAGACAAGGACGACCCCGATGCGCCACCCGGCGAGCCGAAGCCTGCGGACGTCGAAGCCAAGCCCGAGACCAAGGCCGAGACTCCGGCCGAGCCGGATCCTGTCGCCCAGCTGCGCAGCGAAATCGCCCGGCGTGACGAGGCGAATGCGCGGCTGCTGGCAGAACTGGAGTCGACCAAAAAGCAGCCAGCACCATCGACTGGATTTGTCCCCAAGGCGGACTATCTCGATGATTCGTTGGCCAATCTCCGCGAGTACCTCGCTCACCAGTTGGGAGTCGCAACCGACAGTAAGGAAGTCGACACCGAACTCGCACTCCTCTACACGGACTTGACCGCGAAAGAGCTTGGGGTTACACCTGATGCAACCGCTCAGGCCACACGTGAAGCCGCTCGAGCCCGCCAACTGTGGGCTCGCGAGAAACGACAGCGAACGGCCGACAAGCAGGAAGTCCCCAAGGTCTCCGACGAGACCGAAAAGGCAACCCAGGCGGCGGCGTTCATTGGCAATCGGCTGACGACGATCAAGGCGACGGAGAGGTATCCACTCCTGACGTCACTCTCCGAGGATCTTCACGGCCAAAAGCCCGAAGTCCTGCTCTGGCGAGTGATCCAGAGCGGAATCCAGACCGGCCGCCTCGACGCGAAGTCAGACGATGACGCGCTGATCGACGCAGCCGCGAAAGAAATCGAAACTCGTTACCAAGCCCTGATCGCCAAAGCGAACCAGGCAATCCCGAAACCCAAACCGAGCACCGAACCGCCGAATGGTCTCAAGCCATCGGCCGCAGCAACGAGTGCGAGCAAAGACGCGGGCCAAAGCCACGGAGCCCGAACCCTCACCGCCGCGGACGCCAGTGTTGCCCCCGCAACACCGCCGGCCAAAAAGCCCAAGCCGAAGACGGACGAGCCCCCCAAGTTCAAGAACGACGACGAGCGCAGAGATTGGGCACTTCGCCACCTGCGCAAGAAGTCCTGAGCCGGACAAGCCCTCGACGGTAACGGCCCCGGTGCTCCTCCCCAGGAGCAACCACCGTGGCAACCATGGACCTGACCGCGTACGACGCGGTCCTCAAGGACTACTACACCGAAGAGAAAATCAAGGAGCAGAGCTACTACGAGAACCCTCTGCTCGCGATGATGCCGCGCAAGCGCGCCGGCGGTCGTCGATACATCCAGGCGGTCGAGTTCGGAAACCCGGGCAACGCGTCCGCCAACTTCGTCGACGCGATGACCAATGCGTCGCGCTCGAAGTACGACGACTTCGTCATCACGCGCAAGAAGCAGTACCAGCGGGTCCTCGTCGACCACGAGTTGCTGCTGTCCAGCGAAAAGCCCGACGAGGCGTTTCAGCCGGCGTTCGACGAGTTCGATCGCGGCTATCGCTCGCTGGGCGAAAAGCTCGCGCGCCGGATGTTCCGCACCAGTGGCGGCACGATCGGCAAACTAACCACGGTCACCGCGGCCGAGTGTCCCCTCGAGGACAAGGCCGACGCGTTCAACTTCCAGATTGATCAGGTCGTCCAGTTCGCTACGGCGGTCTCGGGCGGCTCGCTGCGCGCATCGGGCGCCACCCTGACGGTCACGAACATCAACCGCGAGGAAGGCAAGATCACGTTCTCGGCGGCGCCCAACACGCTCTCGGGTGTATCGGCGAACGATTTCGTGGTCCCCAAGGGCGACTATGATCAGTGCCTGAACGGCGTCGAGGACTGGCTGCCGGTCACCGATCGCTCGACCAAGCTCAGCTCGGCGTTCAACGGCGTCACTCGCAACGTCGATGTCGATCGCCTCGGTGGCATCTACCTCGACGGCACGACGCTCGGCGGGATCGACGAGATCCTGATCAAGCTGATCGGAAAGATCGGCAAGCACGGCGGGCGCACCTCGCACGTGTTCATGAACCCCGAGTCGATGACCGACCTGCAGCTCCTGATGCACGGGCGCTCGATGGTCTGCACCGACATCTACACGCGGGTGAAGTCCGACGGTGGCCAGATGCTCGACATCGGGTTCCCCGGCTTCCGCGTGAACGTCGGCGGCATGCAGGTGCGGATCTACGGCGACCGCAATTGCCCGTCGAACCGCATCTACGCGCTGCAGATGAATACGTGGCGGTTCTGGCACTCGGGCGAGTTGTTCGGGTTCCTCGGCGAAAAGTTCACCGGGAAGATCCTGAAGCTCGCCGAGAACGAGGACTCGCTCGAAGGCCGCGTGGGTACGTACTGCAACATCGGCTGCTCGGCGCCCGGCTGGAACGGCGTCGCGTCGATCCCGGTGGCTGCGTAACCGATGGCCTTGGCCATCTGAAGGAGCACCCTCATGGGAGCAAATCGAGCCCACTACCAGCACCTCCAGGTTCTCAAGGATCAGTTGGTGCTGATCACCGCCGAGCTCACGGGCGCAGGTGCCGCGGACATGACCAACGCCGAGTCTGCGGACTTCGGCGGTGGCGAGGTGTCTGCGGCCACGCGTACCGGAGCAGGCAAGTTCACGCTGACGTTTCGCAAGAAGTATCCGCAGCTCAAGGCCGGCATGGCGCCGCTCGTGGTCGGAACGACGGACGGACTGGTCGCTCAGTTCGCCTCGATCGATCTGTCCGCTGGTACTGCCGCGCTGGAGACCTACGTCGGCTCGACGCCGACGGACCCCGCGAGCACGGACACGATCTACCTCTGTCTGATTGCCCGCAACAGCGGACGCAACACCTAACGTGACTCCACTGCTCGACACGGCAACGTCGTGCGGGCGGTTTGTGCGGTGAGAGTTGGTACTCGGCCGCGGCTCATGCCCGACGGCACTTCCGTTCGATTCGAGACACCGCAACCACGGCGCGAGACCAGGCAGCCGGACGAGGCCATGACGGCCGACTGACCACCACCCCTTAGGAGCATTTTCATGGCACTCACTGATTCCGAAGCTGCAGTCATCGCAGGACTGGATTCCACGCACCGCGATGCCCTGCTCAACTCGATGCACTCGGTCGAGACCGTCACGACGGGCGACCTCAGTGTCTCCAAGACGGTTACCCACCTTTCGGTGACCGGCACCAAATCGTACACGCTGCCCGACGGTACCAAGGCGGGCCAGACCAAGCGCGTCGTCTGCACCGTCGCGGCATCCACGCCCGCAGGCACGCTCACGGTAACCACGCCGGAGACCACGGCGGGCCTGGCGTGCGCGTCGACGTTCTTTTTCGACACCGTCGGCCAGGCGATTGACTTCGTCTGGACGGGATCGAAGTGGCGCGCCCTTCGCGTCCAGCGCGCTGGCGGAACGGCCGACAACGTCGTGGTCGGTACCACGGTGCTGACCGGCAAGAACCTCTGGCAGCTCTACGCGCTCTCGGTCACCGGCACAGTCGTGTCCAACTCGACCAAGGGCATTCCCGACGGATCGGCACCGGGCGAGCGGATCGTCATTGGCTGCTCGACGGCAGCGTCGACGCCGGTTGGCTCGATCACGATCGCGGGCCGATCGATCGTCGGCGGCGCCATCGCCGATCTCCAGGCGATCGGTGCAACCACGGATACCGCGGTCTTCGAGTGGGACGGCACCAAGTGGCAGGAGCTCTATTCGACCGGCATCACCAAGGCCTAGTCGGAGCCCTGAGTCGTGGGCGCCGTCAACCTCGCGACGATTCGCGACATCGTGCGGTTTCGTGGAGACTATCCGGTCGGGACCAAGTTCAGCAACGCGAACGTCAATACCGAGATTCAAACCTCGTGGTCCGAGCTCTATGAGTTGATCGAGGAGGTCAACGAGGGCTGGTGGGACAAGGATTCGACGGTATCGACGGTTGCGAATCAAGCCTATGTCGCGCTGCCGGCGGACTGCTGGAAGGTCAAGGCAGTCGATGTTCTCGACGGCAGCGAGTACGACGAGCTCGATCAGGTCGGCATCGGAGACCGTAACAAGTACGGTTCCGAAAAGGACAGGCCATCTGCATTCCGCACCAGCGCGCGCGGAATCGAGCTGTATCCAACCCCCGACGCTATCTACACCATCCGGGTCACGTACACGCCAATTGTCACGGCGCTGCACGAGAGCAACACGACCCAGATGTACAACGACTGGCACGACTACATCGTTGCCTCGACGCTGGTGAAGCTCGGCGAGCGCGAGCAGCGCGATGTGTCCACGCATGTCGCCTTGCTCGATCGCATCGCCGCACGGATCCGCACCGGGGCATCGCGGCGTCGCCAGCAAGAACCCGAGTATCTCCAGCTTCGCGAGGTCCACTCGTTTGCTGGAGAGGAGTGGGACTAATGCCCGGTCGCAAGCCAGTTCGTCCGCGTAGTGTCGAGCGGGTCGTCTCCACGAGCGTGGATGATCCGGAGACGTCGCGCGCGCTCGACGAACTCGCGGCGGCGATGGGCAAGCTGCAAGAGCGCCCGACCTCGCAGGTCATTACGGATGTCGATCTCGTGATCGGCACCAACGTGGTCCGCCACGGCCTCGGACGCGCTCCCAAGTTTGTCGACGTCATGCCGACGGTGCTCGATGCGTCGTTCGCGTGGCGTCACGACACCAACCAACCGCATCTCGATCGCCAGGTACTGATCGAGATTTCCGGCGTGGCCCAGCCCAACGCGGCCGTGAGGGTCGAATAGATGCCGACCCTTCCGAACATGTCTATCGTGACTCCCACGCTCGGAGGCGACTCCGGGACGTGGGACGACAAAATCAACGACGCGTTTGGGCTCGTCGACGCGCACGATCACTCGAGCGGCAAGGGCGTCAAAGTCACGCCGAGCGGGCTCAACATCAATGCCGATCTCGCGTTTGCCGGCAACGGCGCGACGGGGCTCGGCAAGGTGCTGTTCAACGCGGTGACCGCGCTGGCTTCAGGATCGAAAGCACTGTTCGTCAGCAGCGCCGACAACGAGCTCTACTGGCGCACCAACGCAGGAACCAACGTCAAGCTTACCAGCGGCACGTCGATCAACACGACGCTAGTGGGCGGCATTGTCGGCGATTACTCGTCGGTCGGTGCCGAGGTCGCGTTTGACGACGCGAACGATCGCTACACGTTCAAGATGCAGGGTTCGCCCAAGCCGTGGGCGCGCCTTGCATCGGGACCCGTTCGGATCTTCGAGTTCAACACCGTCGAGACGGTGTATGTCGGGCTGAATGCACCGACGGCCCTGGCCGCGGCCTATGACATCACATTGCCACTCGCGGCTCCGGGCTCGACCTCGTTCGTGCTGATGGATTCCTCGGGTGTGTTGACGGTGACCAACACGGTCCCCAACGCAATTACGTTCTCGACGTCGATCTCGACGCCCACGATCGCGGGCACGCCGAACTTCACGGGCGCAGTCACGATGGCGAGCACGCTGGTTGCGTTGGGGACCGTCAAGGGCAGCGATCTCAAGCACAGCGACAACCGCTTCCTGCAAGTATCCGCGGCGACTGCAGTGGCGTCATCCACGGGGCCGACAATCAACAGCAGTTGTGGATCGTGGGCCGTCGGAACGACGACTGGGCGGCTCGCCTTTCCGATCAATCTGAATGCGAACGACCGCATCACCCGCTGGTCGATCTTCTGCAACAAGGCATCGGGCTCTGGAACGATCACCGGGCAGCTCTACAGCATGACCACGGCCGGTGTGGAGGCCGCCGAGGGAACGTCGGCCACCAACTCGGCGGCGTCGCCTGGCGATGTCGAGCTTCTGAAGTCGAGCCTCGCGATCGATATCACCTCGACCAAGCAGTACTACTTGGTGTTCACGGGTGGTGGCGTCACCGGCGACACGGTTCGCGGCGTCGAAGTCGCATACACGAGGCCCTAGCGGTGGCGCTCGCGGAACGCACGCTCCGGGTGCTGTTTCAGGGCGGCATCGAGACCAAGGCAGACGCCAAGAGCGTGCCTTCTGTTCGCTTGCTCGCGCTCGAGAACGGCGTGTTCACCAAGGCGATCTCGATCGTCAAGCGCAATGGCTACTCCGCCCGATCGCGCGCGATCGACGGCTCGACATCGCTCATCTCCAGCACCAAGCGGCTTGGCGTTCGCGACAACGAGCTACTCGTGTTCACGTCGAATCGCTGTTACAGCTACCAGGCCGACAGCGATACGAACAGTGACGCGGGCGCGTGTTTCTCGGTCGTTCCATCGGATCGCCCGCTCGTTCGCACTGGCACCCAGCAGACCTGTCCGGACCACGCGACCAGCGGCGGGATCTCGGCAGTCGCCTGGGAAGATAGTCGCGGCGGTGTGTGGTGGGCAGCGGTCGATGCCGATTCGGGTCGCATCTGCCGAGGCCCCGAGCAACTCGACGCCTCGGGCACTCGTCCTCGATGCTGTCCCGTCGGCAATGTGCTGCACATCTACTGGGTGAACGGCCAGACCATCAAGGTCGCGATCTGCAACCCGGTCACGCCCAGCGCGTCGATCGCGTCCTCGATCACGATCCTGGTCGATGACATCAGCAGCACGAACCCGTCATACGACGTGGTCCCGACCACCCGCACCGGAAGCCCGGCCGCGATCGCGTGGCACGAGCACGCCACGACGAACATCCGGTTCGGCTACGTCGACGGCGGTGGGTTTCTGGGCTCGCCGGCCTCGGGTCATCCGTCGGTGTATCGCGAGTCCAGTCTGCTCACGATGCACGCGACGACGCCGCTCGGGATTGCGTTTCTCAATGTCGACGGCGGCAATGGGGATCGTCTCGCGCTGTGCGCGGTCAACTCCGTCACCTCGAAGGTTTCGCTGCTCGCGTACAACGGCGGGACATCGCTGGTCGCGTTCACGAACGTAACCGCCGGCGAATGCGATGTGGCCGCGGTCGACGTCCAGCGGATTGCAATCGCATACACGACCGACGGAACCAAGACGCTATGGGGCGCCTACGAGGAGGCAGCGGCCCAACCCAGTAATCGGTTCGTGCGGACGTTTTCGAATGTCGACGGCTCACAAGAAGACACCTCGGTCCTACGAAGCGTGGGCCTGGCGTCGCGTGCGTTTCAGGTCGGCGTCACCTCGGATGTGTTTGCCACCTTCGTGCACGACACGACGTATTTCAACACCTACGTGACTCTGCGCATCAGCGGCTCCGGCGGGCTCTCGGACTGGTCGCCGGTGGGTCGTATGCTTCCCGGGTTGGCCGGTGGAGCGCCGACGCGGAAACAACTGCCCTCGGTCTACGTAGCCGATAGCGTCGTTTCGATCGCACTGCCCTACAAAGAGCGGCTGCTGTCGGAGAACAACGACCAGTTCACCGAGACCGGGATCCGGCTCGCCGGGCTTGATTTCGACAACGAGGACACGCATCAAACGGCGCAGCTGGGCCGCGGTCTCTACATGGGCGGCTGCCCGCTCCACTACGACGGCAGCACATGGACGGAGCAGGGATTTCACTTCGGGCCCGAGCTCATCACCGCGGCAAAAGCAGGGGGTGGCTCTCTGACCGCGGAGAAGACCTACCGCTACGTCGCTTGGTATGAGTGGACCGACACGCTCGGCGAAGTGCATCGCGGCCCAACGAGTGTCGATACCGTTGTGGTGCTCGGCGTTGGCGAGACCCAAGTGACGCTGACGCTCCCCACGCTGCGGGTCACCAAGAAGTCCAACGTCCGGATCTGCGTCGCGCGCTCGGAGGCCAACAGCGAGGTCAAGCTGTTCCGGATCACCAGCGCCGATCCGTCAACGGCCGGTGCGGTTAATGGCTACGTCGCCAACGATACGACGGTAGACACCGTGACCTTGGTCGATCGGATGTCCGACACGACCCTGGCCACGCAAGAGCCGCTCTACACCAACGGTGGGATCCTCTCGAACGATCCATCGCCGTTGGGCCACGTGATCGCCGGCGGCAAGAACCGGCTGTTCTTTGTCGACCCGAGTGACGGAAATTTGGTGCGGTTCAGTCAAGAGCTCGAGGACGGCTACGGGGTGGAGTTTCCGCCCGAGTTGTTCGTCCGATGCGATCCGTTCGGCGGATCGATCTCCGCGATCGCCGTCATGGATGACCTGGTGTTCCTGTTCAAGGAGCGGGCGATCTTTGTGTTCGGCGGCAACGGCCCGAGTGCCGCCGGGGACATCTCGGCCGACGGGTTTTCACTTCCCCAACTCGTGACGAGTGACGTTGGCTGCACCGATCCAGCGTCGATCGCGCTGACGCCCGTTGGGCTGGTGTTCAAGAGCAGTAAGGGAATCTATCTGCTCGATCGCGGGCGATCGGTTACCTACGTCGGCGCACCGGTCGAGACTTACAACAGCCAATCGGTTCGACGGGCCACGGTATTGCCCGATCGGACCGCGGTAGTGTTTCTGACCGACTCCGGCAAGACGCTCTACTACGACTACTTGTTCGGCCAATGGTCGACGTTCACCAATCATGAGGGCCGGGATTCGGTCATTGTCGAGGGCGTCTACCACTACCTACGAACCGACGATCGGGTGTTACGCGAGACCGTGAACGAGTACTCCGATGCCGGAGTGCCAATCACATTCGTGATGGAGACCGCCTGGCTCCACCTGCAGGAGCATTTGCAGGGATTCCAGATGTTCTGGCACATGCTGCTCTTGGGGGACCGCAAGAGTGCGCACCAGCTCAAGATGCAGTATCGAACCGACTATTCGAATCAGTGGAGCGAGCCGTGGTACGCCGATGCGACTGGGGACTCGTCGCAGACCGGCTGGATCTCGGGGGCCAACGTCAACTGGATCGGCAGCGGCGAGGACTCGATTCTCGGGTCCAACTACGGAGACGGTAACTACGGCGATGGGGTCTTCGGCGGAACCGGCCCTGGACTTTACCAGTGGCGCATGCATATTGGTTCTCGGGGTCAGTCGATCCAGTTCCGCTTCGAGGACTACCAAAAGGCCGGGTTGGCCGGTGCGTCCTTTGAATTGACGGAGCTTGTCCTCACCGGTGGTGTGAAGGGCAGTGTCTACAAGCCGATGTCGGCAGGAAGAAGCGTGTAACCATGGGGTTCGGAAGCACTCTCGGCGGACTCATTGGCGCTGGCGTCGGTGGTGGTCTCGGTCTCGGACCCGCAGGGGCCATCGCGGGCGGCGCGGCCGGTAGCCAGATCGGCGGCAACAGCGGCGCGTGGTCCGGTCTCAAAAACTGGCTGTTTGGCGGCAACGCCACCCAGGGCCTCGACTCTCGTGGTGCGCATTACGACCAGCTCTCCAACTACCTCTCTGGTCAACTGGGCTCGATTGGCAATCGCCAGGCTCCGCAGACCCAAGCGTATCAACTCGGTCGTGCCGCACAACTCGACGGCAGTATGCAGGGCGACGCCCGCGGACAGATGCAGGGCGTTGCGAATCGACTGGGTGCAATCGCGACCGGCGACCAAGCCGGCGCGGGCGAGCTCGCTGTCAATCGTCAGATCGGCCAAGCACAAGCGGCCCAGCAGGCGCTCGCTCGCTCGGCGCGTGGCGCCAACGCGGCCCTCGCAGCTCGTCAGGCCGCACGCACGAGTGCCGATCTCGGCGTGGCCGGTGCCGGACAGGCCCACATCGCCCAGCTCAACGATCAGGCGTCGGCCAACCAGCAACTCGCGGGACTGCTCGGTGGAATGCGCTCGCAGGACATCGACTTCGCCGGACAGAACGCGAATCTCCTGCAGCAGCGCGATCTGTTGCAGGGTCAGTTCGGTCAGCAGGCGAACTTGGCGAACCAAGCGGCGCAGCTCCAGCAGATGGGGCTCAACGATGCCCAGTCGTCGCGCGTCCTCGCGGCACTGATGGGCCTCGATCAGCAGACGTTCGCGAACGAGATGGCCAAGCGCGGAATGCAGATGTCAGACAAGGGCATGTTCCCGGCGCTGCTCCAGCTCGGCGGCCAGCTCGGTGCGGCGTACGCGACGGGTGGCGCTTCTGGTGCAGCGGCGCCGATGATGGCTGCGGCACCCACTCCACAACCCCAAGCAACGACGAACGGACTGCCGTACGAGTCGTGGAATCCGTGGGCCGCGTAACCGATGGCCATGTTCGGCGACAACCCGGATCTCGTCGACGTGCAGACCCCCGACGGTCGCACGGTCCGGGTTCCGCGCGCCGTGGCGATGCAGTTTCCTGATCTGGCGCCCGTGCCCGAGCCGCTGCGTGGTGTCGTTCCGTACGAGCTTCCCGCGGGCAATCACCTCCCTCAACCTCCGCCACCACCGCCGCCGCCGAAGAAAGACGATCCCAAAAAGGGGACGACAAAGGGCACGCAGAAGATCGGTCCGGTCTCGGCAATACCCGTCGAAGAAACACCGGCGCGCGGAATGGGCGCGGCCACGACGAGCGATCTCCCTACCGCCGACGAGTGGGCGCAGTACCGTGCCGAAGAGAAGCAACGGCAGGCCACTCCGCCGCCGCAGGATCAACCGCGCAGGCCGATCACGAATGCCGACCTTGGCAAGATCGGCCCGGCCGGCGTCTTCGAGGCGCAAAGCGCGGCGCTCGATGATCAGGCTCGGGCCGGCATTGCTATTGCCGACGCTCAGGCCAAACAGCACGAGGACATCGGCAAGGCGTACGCTCTTCGCAACGAGGAACTGGACGTCCTCTTTGCCCAGCGCGCTGCCGAAGCTGAAGCCGCGCAGCGCGAGATCGAGCGCAAGCAAGTCGACTACACCGCAGCCGTCGACAAGTACGCCAACACGAAGATCGACCGATCGATGGATCGGCCGGTGCTGACGATGATCTCGGCGGCACTGACGGGCCTCGGTCAGGCGCTCGCCGGCAAGCAGGTCGACGTGATGGGCATGATCATGAACAACATCGATCGCAAGGTCGCGGCGCAGATGCAGGCGCTCGACAAGCAACGCGACGTCCTTGGCATGAAGAAAGAGGGCATCTCGATGCTGCGCGAGCGCGCGAGCGATCGTCTTGCCCTCCAGAACCTCGCGATCGCGGGCGAGGTCGAGCGTGCCGCACGGTACGTCGAGGAGATAGTCGCACGGTCGAACAGCGCGATCGTCAAAGCGCAGGGCGCAGAGGTTGCAGCACAGTTGCGAGGGCGCAAGGCCGAAGCGCTGGGCGCTGCTGTCACCAGGCAGAGCGACGTCGAGTTTCGCGACAAGGAAGCTCAGCGGCAGGATCAACGCGCGAAGGCGCAGATCGGCCTGGGCTATGCGGGCCTGCGTCAGGCCGATCGTCATCACGGCGATCGCATGGCGCTCGAGCGCGAGCAGATGGCGCTCGATTTTCAAAAGACAGTCGCCGCCGCGCAGGCCGCCGGAAACAAATCTCGCGTCGAGCAACTCACCAAGCTTCAAGAAGAGAACGAAAAACGCGGCGTCGGCAATGTCGCAACTGGCGAGCGCCTGATGAATGCACAGGGCAAGAAACTCCTGGCCGAAGCGTCGACCCACGCCACCGAAGCTCAGAAGCTGTTTGCCGACGCGGCCAAGATCGAGGGCATGGGCAAGCTCGACGAAAAGCAGATGGCGCACGTCAAAGCGCTCAAGGACAAGGCGACACTGCTCGACCAGAAAGCCACCGAGCTACGCACCGAGGCGAACACCGTCCACGTGTTCCGTGCGCGAGACGCCACCCAAGCCGGCAAGCTCTCGGAGCAATACGCCGGTGCACAACACACGCTCTCGCTGATCGACGACATCACACGACTCTATGCGCAACACGGCAAGTCGTATTTCAGTACGACGGTCGGTCAGGCTGCACTTCAGGCGAAGGCGACCGAGCTTCTGATGAACATGAAAGAGGCGTGGCAGCTCGGCGTGTTGAGCCAGCAGGACGAACGTTTGATTAACCAGGCCACCGGCGGCGACCCTACCAAGTGGGATGCCGGATCGATCGCGCACGCCATGGGCCTCGACATCGGCAAGGATCCAGAAGGCGTGATCGCGCGCCTCGACTCGCTCGCCGAGGGACTGCAAAAAAAGACGTTCAACGCGCTGCACGCAGGTGGTTATCAGGGCAACGTGACCGATCTATTCAAGCGCGAGAGGCCGCTCGCACAGACCGAAGTCACCAAGGCCACGCAAGCGATCCTGCAGGACAAAACCGTCACCGAGCGCGTCGAGGGGTCCGAAGGCGGCGTCGTTCGCAAAAACATCATCGACCTGCCGATCAACGTCGTGCGCTCGGTCGACTCGGCGATTTCGGGCGACGACTACGCGTCCGCACAAGACAATCGCACGGCGAACGCCGAGAACTCCGGTCACCCACGCTACCTCGGGCTTTCCAAACAGCAGGGCGATCGGGTGGGCGAGTTGCTGCAGGCGTATCGCAACGGCAACGCACAGGCCGGAGAACAACTCGTCGAATTGGCGAAGTCCGGCCGCGAATCGCTCGGCATCGCGATCATGCAGAATCTCAAGCGAGAGGCGCCTGATCTGGCCCAGCGCGCACTCCCCCAGCTCAAGGGCGCCGTCGCCGAGCAGATGAAGTACGAGGCGCCGATGGAGCGCCGCCCGGACGCAGACACGAAGGAACTTGTTTCCCTCGCCAAGCGCGCCGTGGTCGATCACGCGGCATATGCCGAGCTCGAGCGGCGCGCGGCGACCGGAGACCCCCAGGCGAAGTCGCTGTTCTCCGGCGTCAACCAACATCTCGACCGAAGAGGCCGGCGCTAGTGGGGCTCTATAAGAACCTTCGTGGAGAGGTTGTCGAGGTCGATGATGTCTGGGCGCAGGCACAGGGATACACGCCCTACACGCCCACCGAACTCCATCAGCAACTCCAGCAAAACGCCCTCGAGGCCCGCGGCGAGGAACGCGGCGCCCTCGGTGCGGTGCAATCCGCACTGACGGGACTGGCGAGCGGCGCCACGCTCGGGTTGTCCGATCTCGCGCTCGCGAGCGCGTGGACCGACAACGAACGCGAGCAAGTAGCCGCCGAGATCCAGTCGAACCCGATGGCACGTGCGGGCGGCGAGATCGTCGGCTCACTCGCCACGGCGTTTGCGGCACCCGGGTCGGTGCTCGCCAAGACTCCGTCGGGATATCTGTCACACACGGCCATGCGTGGTGTTGAAACCGCGCGCACCGTTGGTGGTGCTCGTGGTGCCGCGCAAGCAATCGCGTGGGGCGGCATCGAGGGCGCGATCGCGAATGCCGGCTCGTATCTCGGGCAGGTCGCGATCGAGGACCGCGAGCTCACTGCCGAGGGGATGTTTGGTGCGGCAGGAACTGGCTTTGTTTTCGGATCGGTCGCGGGCGGCGGCATGCTCGGCATCGAGAAAGGCACGATCGCCGCGCGTCGGATGTTCTCGCGCACGGGTCGCGGTGAGGCCACCAAGGCCGCCGAGATGGCCGAGAACGTGTGGTCGACCAAGGGCCAAGAGATCCTCGACGCCCACGAGATCACGGCCGGCAAAGCACGCGAGCTACTCAACGAAGCTGTTGCCGCCCGTCAGCAAGCCGTGCTCGCCCGCCAACACGCCGACGCGGAACTGGCCGTCGCCAAGCTCGACGCGTTCAAGTCTAAGCAAGCACCGACACCAGAATCTCAGCCCCGAGCACCACAACCGTTCGACACCCCAACGAGGGCGCCCGAGCCTCCGCCTACGACTGTCGAGTCCCCACCCCTGGCAGGCAATGAGGCGGAGCTCGCGCAGAACCTCGCCGAGTATGAGTCTCGGCGTGCCGCGGTGCACGCGTGGATCGATCGCCTCAAGAATCCCCGCACGAAGCTAGATCTCCAGTACAGCCAAGGCGACGACATCGGTAGCGCCACGGCGATTGCTCGAGGGCGATCGACCAAGGCGCTCGACGAGGACGTGATCGTCGAACAGTCCGGCGGGCAGATCCGGACGATCGGCAAGGGTGAATTCGCGCTCGACTCGATCACACCCAACACGCGAATCCTTGCTCGCTCGAACGGCCCCGACTTCCACGCAGGTGCCCAGCTCGACGAGGCCTACGACGACGCGCTCGAGCTCGCGCGGCTCGCCGAGATCCCCGAAGATCGCCACCTCGCCCTGCTCGAAGCCGAGCGCGTCGAGCAGCAGATCCACGACTTCGTGCGTGCCCACAAGCCCGAGAACGCCGCGGTGATCGATCGCATCGAACAGATCCGGGCCCAGACCGGGACATCGGGCTATCACGCCGCGGAAAAACGGGCACTCAAGCGCGCTGAGCGCGAGGCCGCCGCCACGCCGTTTGTTCCGCCCAAGGCGCGGCCCGACGAGGTCGCGATGGATCGGCTGTTTCGCGAACAGCCCCAGGGCCCGCTCGATCTGGGTTGGTACAGCCAATTCACTCGCGGCACCGACATCACCGACGAGATCGCGCAGGGCGCCAAGATCGTCGGCGACTACGAGCAGGCAGCGGCCAAGCTGACGGAGGCCGTCGGTGATCTGGCCCATCCCGCCGCACGAGAGGCCGCCGGCGGACTTCGCAAGGCGGAAACGGCGAATGAAGCCCGCTTTCTTGATCGCGAGGCGCGCGCGGTCGACGACGCCATCGACGAGACCGCACCGCTGCCAAAGTCCACGCGATCGGCGCCGGAGCCTACGCAGTCGCCAACCGATCGTCTCGCGTTGGCACGCGAACGAAAGCTCGCGGCTGACGTCGACGTCGCCAAGGCCAAATCGCGTGAGTCCGAATTGCGGATCGCCGACAAAGAAGCGCAGGCCCAGCTCAAAGGTGCCCGCGCGCAAATGCCCAAGCCTGCCAAGAGCGGAGCGTCCAAGGTCCCCGATCAACCAGGTCAACTCTCGACGCTCGCCAACATGGGCGCCGTCCTCGAGGTCGCCGACACCGTCGGAATCCCCGGTCTCCCCAAGCCGGGCGATCTGCCGATCATCGGCCCTCTGCTCGGGATGTATCTCAAGTTCCGCGCACTCAAGGCCGTTGCCGGCAGGATGATGGGGCGGGTCCCAGCGACGGGGGAAGCCAAAGCGGCAACGCTTGCGGCCAAGACCCAAGCGAAGGTCCACGCGTCGATCGATCGGATGCTGGGTCTAGTCGAGCGCAAGGCGCCCAAAACCCGAACGGTTGCGGTTCGCGGTGGAATCCCGGTGATGGCGGCCCTCGAAAAGCGACTGTTCGACAACGGCGAGAACGAGCCCACACAAGGCTCGTCACTCCCCGAGCTCGCCGCTGCACGTGCACGCGAGGTCACGTATGCCGCGGCAAATCCGCGGCTGATCATCGCCAGGGTGCGCAAGCAACTCGCCGACGTATCGGACCCGGATCTGATTGCCGCCGCCGAGCAGCACGCGATACGGCAGTTTCAGTATCTCGCCAAGCATGCCCCTAAGGAGCCGCCGCCGAATCCGCTGGCGTTCCGCACATGGACACCGAGCCAACAAGAGTCGATGTCGTTTGCACGTCGTATCCAGGCCGTGTTCGATCCCATCTCGGTGCTTCAGGATGTCGCCGAAGCACGGCTCTCGCGTGACTCGGCAGAAGCCATCCGCGAGACGTCCCCCAAGTTGTTTGTATTTGCCCAAGAGCGACTGTTGCAGCGTGCCAGTGACGTCAAGGCCGCGATTCCCTACTCCCAGCGCGTGCGGATGTCGCTTCTTTTCGATGTCCCGCTTGACGACTCGCTTGATCCTGCGAGAATCGCCTCCATACAGGCTGCGTTTGCGTCCAATAGCAACGAGGCGCCTCCACAGCCAGGTCCACAACCGATGCCGTCTGTGGCCTCCAATGTGAACCTGACCGCGCTCTACCAGACTCCTGCTGATCGCCGCGCTTTGCGACGTTAGCCCACAAAACAACGGCCGATAGCACAGTGGCCGGCTCTGCTGAGGAGACCGCCTGTGCAAAGAAGCCTGTTGTTCCAAGGCGTCATCGCAAACGCGACGACGAAATACATCGGAGTTCCACTCGGCAGCTCCGGGCGGTTTTCGCTCGACATCCAATGGAAGGATGCGACGTCCAGCGCGACGATCACGCTCGAATCCACCCAAAGCCCACACACGATTGCGCCGGTCGAGGAAGCCGGCGATGCGTGGGAGTGGAAGACGGAAACCGGCGTGTCGATTACCGGACCGGCGGCCTCCGCCGCGGGATCGACCAAGCTGCATGTCTCCAACATGGGCCCGTGCCGCCTGCGACTGAAGATCGTCACGGCGGCGCAGAGCACGTTCGAGATCTACGGGTCGACGACTGCCGAGTAGCCCATGGCGATTCGCACCAGTCCTCTCGTTGGCCCCGTGGTCGGTCCCAAGGTGGGGCCGAACGCTGACGTCGACGAAAGCGTTCCGAGCGACGGCCCCGACAGCTGGAAGGTTCCGACGACGTCGGCGCACTTCACCAAGCTCGGCGTCGCGCAGCCGAAGTATGTCCACGGCTACCAGGAGGCGAGTGGCAATATCCTCTCGCTCACCGGCAACGCGCTCGCGCTCGTCCCTGGATTCTCGACGACGCCACCGACGTATCAGCAGACCGTTTCAGGGTGGACGCGCAAGGCCGTCAAGCTGATCGACAGCGACTCGGGCAACGGATTCAAGTCGGCCAACGGCACCGGCCCCGATCAGTCGACGACGTCGTGGGCGTCGCTCGTCTACTGCCGGATCAACAGCGTAGCGGCGACGCAGCGGAACATCTGCGGCAACCACGGCGTCGCCGGCGGCGATACCGAGGCGGCGATCGTCACGGTCGCACAAAGCGATGGCAAGCTGCGAGCGCGCTGCTCGACGGGCACCGTTGTCGGTGCATACAACGAGACCGGCGGCCAAGACGTCGCCATCCTCATGGTCTACGACCGCACGGCATCAAGCTACGTGGTCTACACCGACAAGGAACAGATCACCGGAACGTTTTTCTCGACGCTCACCAACGGCGGATGGGGTGTTGGATCCGATGTCGACTTCATTGCGGGTCCAACGTTCGCGGCGGATATGTATGTCTTCTACTCGTGCATCTGGGAGGGCGCCGATGCCGAGCTCACGAAGGCAGAAGTCCAAACGCTGTTCGACGCGTTCAATCTCGCCCGCCCGTGGACATGTCCATTCGAGGGACCGAATAACTACTACTTTCCTGAGACCGACGAACACACCGACTTTCTCGCGATCGACCGCGCAGAGGCGCTGTGGGGATTCCAGGAGACCAGCGGAAACATCGCCGATCTCACCGGGTCGGGACTGACCCTCACGGCGACGGGTCTCGGGTATCGACAGACGATCACCAACTACAACCGCCGTGCGGTTGTCTTTACGGGCGGCCAGGCCGACACCGCGAGTCTTGCGGGTGGTGTCGGACCGAATGCGGCGAGCGAGTCGGTCATGTGGGTTGGCTTCTGGGGATCGATCAGCACGCCGGCCGCGCTGCGCTGTCTCATCAACGCCGCGGGCGCTGCAGCCGGAACCGACCTGCAGCTCCAGTACACGTCGACGCCGCGATGGGGCGGCGAGGTCATGGCGACGGCCGCAGCCGGCGGTGTCGCGCCGGTGCTGCCCGGCATTGCGATCCTGCAGTACGACCGCACCAACGGCGTCGCCCGTGTGATCACGCCCGATGAGGTGATCAACCTGACCTACAACGCCGGCGTTGTCGACGGCACGAAGGGCTTCGGGCAAATCATCGGCACCACGCCGACCGCGCACCTCGCGTGGGGCGGCGTATGGAAGGGTGCCGCGGCCGAGCTCACGCGCGCGCAACTCAAGACCTTCCTCGAGAAGCTTCGTTACACGGTGGCGTGGACGCCATGACCGACGAGCGTCGAACTCGCCGCGCGCGCTCGGTCATGGGCGACGACGATCGTGCCCTCGTCGGCCGCGAGCGTCGCGTTCCGGTGCACATCGATCCCGAGGCTACTCCACCACCGCAAGAGCCGCCAAAGCCCGAGACGATCGAGGGCTACGACTCGATCCCGCCGCCGATCAAAGCACAGCTCGCGATGCTGCGCGACTCGGTGAGTGAAACCACCGCGGCGATCGAGCGGGTGTGGGGTGTTCGCGACGTCGGACCGCAGATCGAAAAGCTCGAGGCCGAGGTTGCTGGCTATCGGCGCGACATTATCGAGAGTTCGGCCCAGCTGCGCGAGTTCGTGATGCCAGCGATCAAGTCGCTGATGGCCCGGGTCGAGACCGTGACGTCAACGGTCGAGCGCGATCGGGGTCGCACGGGCCAGTTCTGGGATCACGACTGGCCGCGGATCATGGCGGGGATCGAAAAGCTCGACAAGCGGCTCGACGATCTCGCCGATCGGATCACTCGCCTGGAGCATTCGTCCGATCGAATGAACCAATCCGTCGGCGGGATCGCCGCTCGAGTCACGTCGGTTGAGGCAATCAACAACGCGCTCGACGTTCGAATCACCGCACTGGAGCGTCGCAACGCCGATCAGGACGCGGGCGATCGACGCCAAGCAAAGCTCTTGTCGTGGGGGCGTGCCGGAATTCTGGCGCTGGTCGCCCTGATCTCGTTTCTCGCGTCGCACTGCGGCTCGGTCGTCGAGTCGCTCGCCAAGTAGGAGGCTGTCATGCGTCGTCTGGTGTTCGCTGTGATCGCAACGGGCCTCGTGCTCATGGTGTTGATGGTGGGATCGGCGTTCGCCGACATTCCCGATCCGCTTACCAAGCCAGTCGAGTCGATCGGTCTGGTCGAGCGGCTGTGGCGCGGTGGTCAGTTGCTTCAGGCGGGGATCATCGTCGCGTTTCTGGTGCTCTCCGTACTGGCCAAAAAGGTCGCGTGGTTCGCACAGGGACAGCGCGGCGTTTACGTCGCGGCCCTATTGGGCGGCGCCGCGATCTTGGCCGAGGCCGCGAGTCGCGGAGCCACGCCCACACTTGGCCTAACGATGACGGCGGTCATGACAACGGTCGCGATGCTGTTCAACCCGAGGGCACCCGGCGAGGTCGCGAGCGGACAGAAGTTCGCAGCGGCCGTTCTGCCCAAGGCACGCGTGGTTCATACGTCAACGCCGCCCGAGGGAGCGAGCCAGCGGTGATCTCACTCGTCATCGGGACATTCGTCATCACGTACCTCCTCGTGAAGCTTTTGGGGCCCAGCAAGGACGAATGAAGATCGTCTGGCAAAAGAGCCGCGACCTGATCGACCGTCGTCGCGGAACGATCGGCGGCATCGCCGCGGTGTTGGCGGCAGTGGTCGCCTTTCTGCTCGGCCGTCAGCAGGTGCAGGAGCCCGATCCCGACGAGGATCTGGTGTACCTGGTGTCGACCGCACTCGATCGTGGCCAGGACTTCTGGCAGACGCGGATTCCCAACTACCGCCGCGCCAAGGTCGTGCTCTACACCAAGAGCACGTCGACTCGATGCGGGCGAGGGATCGCCACCTCGGGGCCGTTCTACTGCCCGGGTGACGAACGGATCTACCTCGACCTCGCGTTCCTCCGCGCGTTCGGATCCGACTTCGCGCGCGCTTACGTGATCGCCCACGAGTTGGGCCACCACGTACAGAAGATTCTCGGACGGATCCCCGGCATGCGGCCGGTTGCCGAGGCCGAGCTCGAAGCGGATTGCTTGGCCGGCATGTGGATGCGGCACGAGCAAACAGCCGGAACGCTCGACGCGGGCGACGTGTCCGCTGCGATCGAAACCGCGGCTTCCGTCGGTGACGATCGACTGCTCCCCGGCAGCTCGCCGGAGACATGGAACCACGGCAGCGCCGAACAGCGCGCGGATGCCGTGCGGACCGGGCTCTCCGATCGCTGCCCTCTGTAGTTTGTCGCCGGCGCGACCGGCAGAAAGAGACGATCGAATGACTGGGAAGACGGGACTGATGCTCGTGCTGTGCGGCGTTGTGGGCTGTGGGGCCCTCAAGGACGCGGCCAAGGACGCGCGTGTGGCGCTGGTGGACTGCACCACGGCACAGGCCGCGCAGTTGATCGACGAGTTCTCGCCGACGGTGGCAGAAGTGATCGAAGCGGCCCGCGGGCAGGACGGACAGATCGACTGGTCGCAGGTCCGCGCATCGCTCAAGCACTTCGGGATCCGCACCGGCGCCTGTGTCGTGGCCGATCTGGTCGCCGGAGTGCTCGCGGGCAAACAGCCGTTCGGCGGCGTCGTGTTCTCGCCGGTCGAAGCGTCAGAGGGCTTCGCGTTTCTCCGCAAGGTGCTGTGGAGAGATGCCCAGTTCAAGACCGAGGCGGGAACGATCTAGTGCTCGGAATCGACTTTGCCTCAATCGACGGCAACCGCCCGCCGAGTTGGTCCGTGGCCACGGACGTCGGGACATCGTTTGTGATCGTGCGCGGTGTCTACGGCAGGCCCTTGCAAAAGGGTGGATCGATCTACGTCGATCCAACGCTCCAGTATCGCGACGCGATCCGCAAAGCAGGGATGACCTACGGGGCCTATCTGTTTCTCTGCTACCCGAAGATCGGCTGGTCACCACCACCTTCGCCCGAGCAACAGGCCGAGGTGTTCTGCAAAAACGTCCCGCTCGAGCGGTATCGCGACTTCCCGCCGATGCTCGATGTCGAGTTTCCGGGCGGCCGACAGATCACCGGGTTCTCGGCGCAGGAGGCGCTCGATTGGACGCACCGTGCGTGGAAGGTCCTCAAAGCCCACTATGGGATCGCGCCGGGTATCTACACGAGCGCGCGGGTGTGGAAAGAAGATCTCGACGATCTTCCGGCCCCCATATTCACCGAAAGCCCGCTGTGGCTCGCCAAGCCGTGGCCGTGGCCGATCCGCACCAAGGCTCGCATGATGCCGCCCGTCGGTGTTCGCCCCAACGTTCCACCGCCGCTGGGCGATGCGACGAACTACTGGATCTACCAGTATCAGGGTGACGCGGTCGGGTTCCCGGGCTTCACCTCGACCGTCGACGTCAATCGATTTCACTCGATCTCCGAGCCAGCCAAGGGCGACCAGGTTCGGTGGATCCAGCGCCGTCTCGGCCAATGCGAGGGCACGCCGGGCCTGTTCGACGAGGTCACGGCGATCTGCGTCGAAGACTTCCAGCGCTGCCACGGGCTCAAGCCCGATCGGATCGTCGGCCCCAAGACGTTTGCCGCGCTCGCGTGGAGTAACCCGTGAGGTTCCGCATCTGGGAGGAGCGATCCGCGCGGGTTCTGCCGGCGCTGGGCATCGACGGACCCCTGACCGTGCAACCGGGCGAGGTCGTGGTCGTCGCTGTAGTTCGATCGATCGGCGACGCTACCAAGTTCGTCGACGCGATCACACACGCTGCGGAGGTGGCCAAGCGGTGACCGTCAGAGACCGACTCCGTGTGTTGTTGGAGTCGGGCGAGCTTCACCGGCTCGCGCGCGAGAGCACAGATCGCCACGACTTCGCGCAACGGCTCGGCACGTCGTGGGAGGCGTACACCAAGAACGCCCAGCGCTACAACTACCCGGGCTGGGATGAGTTGCGTGGGCGTTGGGACGGGGTGGGATTTGGTCAACAAAAGGTTGATGGAATCCTCGCGACAACAGAATCCGGTCAACTTGGCAACGACTTCGACGGCGAAGAACCGACGCTGCCGAATATCCCCAGGCTGGGTATCGACATCCCCAATGCGGGTATCGAACACGAACCAAGTGCAGTCGTGCAGCACGATCCAAGTGTTCCGGCCGGCCACTACATCAAGGGCGAATCCACGCTCTACGACGAGGACGGCAACGTCCGACTGAAGTGGGTCAAGACCAACGTCTCGCAACAGCAGCGGCTCGAAGGCCTGCTCGCGGCGTTGCCTTCGATCACGGAGCCGTTTCGTGGTTTCGCCGAGCCGGTCAAGCGCCGCGAAGTGTCCGACGACGACCTCCTCGCCGTCTACGTTATGGGCGATCCGCACCTGGGGATGCACGCGTGGCATGAGGAGACGGGCGATAACTTCGACCTTGAGATCGCCGAGCGCGATCTTGTCGATGCTGTAGACGAGCTCGTCCGCGTCGCCGAGCCGGCCCGTCGAGCCGTGATCCTGTCGCTCGGCGACTTCTTTCACTTCGACAACAGCAACGTCACCACGACGGCAGGCACGCGGCAAGACGGTGACACTCGTTGGAGCAAGGTGTTTCGTAGCGGCATCCGCGCGATGCGGCGACTCACCGATCGGGCACTGGAAAAGCACGAGCTCGTCGAGGACATCGTCGTTCCCGGGAACCACGACTGGCACACCTCGACCGCGATGGCCCACGCGATCGAGCAGTTCTACGAGCGCGAGCCTCGCGTCACCGTCAACACCTCACCCGATCCATTCAAGTGGGTTCGGTTCGGCAAGGTTCTGATCATGACCACGCACGGCGACGAAGCGAAAGCCGAGCGGCTGATGGGCGTCATGGCCTGCGATCGCGCCAAGGACTGGGGCGAGACCGAGCATCGCCACATCCTGTGCGGCCACGTTCATCACTCGTCGGTCAAAGAGCTTCCCGGCTGCACTGTCGAGACCTTCCCAACCTTGGCACCGAAGGACCGCTGGCACCACGGCAAGGGCTACCGCTCCCAGCAAACGATGTGCGTCGACACATTCCACCGCGAGTGGGGGAGGATCAACCGCCGGATCATCGGCATTCGCCAACTCCGCGCGTTGCAGGAAGCCAAAGTTCGCGAATCGAGAACTTCATGATCTCGATTCGGACAATCACGGTACGCCTGCGGTCAGGCCACAAGCGCCACGCGATCACGGAGGACTCGGAATCACCCCGGGCAACGCTCTGCCGTCGTCCTGCCGATGGCGCCGTGATCGCCGCCGACGTTCCCGACTGCATGACGTGCCTCAAGGCGATCGCCCGGAGGTCGCAGCGATGACGATCGTGCAGAAGCTCGAGCTTCACCGAGATATCTGCAAGGTCTGCGGTCCGTCGCAGATCTGCCGCACGGCACAGGGGCTCCTGAAGCAACTCGCCGAGTCGCTCGTCGTCCAGCCGCCGGTACCCGAGGTGATCGATCTCGAAGCGCACAAGACCGAATGTTCCACCTGTCGGACCCGGGCCCTGTGCGCGACGGGCCGATCGATCGTCACGATGGCGTCAACGGCGCTCCTCGAGGCGTCGCGCGGCGTTGGCAAGAAGCGAGGTCGTGCATGAAATTTAGTCGTCCGCCTAAACTCATGTTGGCAAGTATTCTTTCCGTGCGACGGGTCGCACTGGCAACGCTATTTGCCATCAGCGTCGGCTGCTGGACCGGCTACGCGGATCCGGATCATCCACCGCGATCTCAAGCCCGCAAACCGCGACCAACGTGCGCGAACCTGCGCGACTTCGTCGGCACGCTGCCGACGCGGCCGGACATCGACGTCTTATGCTTCGGCTACGTCGCGCTCGGCGACCTGTACCTGTGCACTGCTCGGCTGTTCGAGCGCTACGCGGCCGATCTGCGCTGGAAACTCGACGTAGCGATCGCCGGGTGTGCGCGATGAGGCTGCTCGTCATAGTGGTGCTCGTTGGGTGCGCGAAGCCGCCAGCGCCGGTCATCCGAAACATCTCCACCACCGTCGAACCGATGAAGTGCTCGCTGCCCGCGTTGCCCGAGCCGTCCTACGTCGTCGGGTTCCCGTACTTCGCGCCCAACAATCTGACGCTGGTTGTCACCAAGTCCGATCTGGCCGACGTCATGCGCGAGCTAGCTGGACTCCGCGAATGGGCCCGGGCCGTGGCTCAGTGCGTGGGCGAGTAGCCTAATCCGTCCGGTCGATGCGGCTCGTCTGACAATATCGCGGCGTGTCCACCTACCGCAAAATCAGCAAAATCACCCTCCGCTGTCCACGCTGCAACCACCCCCAGCAGGTCTCGCTCACCGGCGACCGGCTCCTCTCGCAAGTCGGCCCGCCCGAGGTTGCGTGGAGTACCGTCACGTGCGCCAAGTGCCTCAAGAACTACGAGTTCTCCGACGAAGCGACTCCGCAGATTCGAATTCCGCGGTAGGCCCGCGGATACAGCGGACTAGACGTCCCTCGGCACGATGTAGCAGCGCTTGCCGTACAGCTCCTCGGCGAGTGCGGCCCGTTCTTTCGCCTCGGCTTCCGTGTTAAACGCACCGAAGCTTGCGCAAGCGTCCTCTCCGATCACGGTGAGCGAATGGGCGAGGCGGATCTCCTCGCGGTCGTGCAGCAGCCACCGGCTGGGCGATCTCAGCAACTCGCGTCGGTCGGCGGACATCTCCGCGCGGTAGACGTACCAGTAGGTTGTCATCCGTGCGCCCTCTCTGACATCGCGCGCCTGCGATGCGCTCGGCGTGACTCCCAGCGCAAATCTGCCGGGTGTCCCCAGGCGACCAGGGCGTGTGCGTCTCGCCCGTGGCGTCGCTCTAAGGTCGCCCATCGCGTGTACGTCAGCCTTCCTCTATCGCTCATGGATCGTCGTTTCATAGCAACTCCTGCCGCTCCTGGCCGATGTCCCGCGCATGTCCCCACAAGACCGCGCCTACCTGTTCGTTCTCGCCCTGGCTGTGCTTGTAGGCCGGCAGCCGATCGGGACGGCGGTGGCGGAACTGTCGACGATCGGCCCGCTGGCGTCCTGCTGAGACCGGGTGCAAGCGCTTGCACCCATCAACGCTAGCGAGTGGTCACATGCGGTACGCAGATCCTGCCTTCCACCGTCGAAGACGCGAAACACGGGCGAGCTGTAAGTAGCTGGATTGTAGGTTCGAAACCCTCCTCCGGAGCCAACGTTTTCCGACGACGATTGATCTGCCGGGTGCACGGCGGGTGCAAGCCGCTCCAACCGCAACCGGGCAACCTCGCGACATGTGGCGGCCCAGTGAATGCCGCGATCGTAGCCGTCGAACGCGTCCCGGCGCGGCTTCGTATGGGTCACGCGCTCGCGGATGATGGCCGGGTCGGCGCCGTCCTCCAGCACGAGGGTGATAAACGTGGCCTTCGTGTCGTAGACCGATCGATGACGCCAACCGAGCACCGGCAAGTCGACCTCGCGCCAGCGCCGGCCGGTGTAGTCCCAGCCGCGGAACCGCTCGCCGGTCCGCTTCGTGCGCTTCACGTTCGGCGGTAGCGGCACAATCAGATCGTCGGCTTCGGGCATGCGACCCATCATCTGCGCCCAACCAAACAGCCGCCACTCGGCCAGCATCGCCGCGAGCGTCGGGTGCACCGGCACGTAGCGGACGGCCTCGGTCTTCGTGCGCTTGGTTTTCGATCTGCTGGTGGAGTAGGACAAAGCCACGGTCAGCTTGCCGAGCGGCTCGCACGTGGCGTCGTAGTTACGCCACCTGAGAGCGGCTCCCTCGCCCGGACGCAGACCAGCGAGCAAGCCGAGCGCGTAGACGATCCGCCGGTCGAACGGGATCCGCTCGTCTGAGATCAGAGACTGCGCTTCCTCGCGCGTGAACAACGCGCCGTCACGCCACTCGGGGTCCTTGTCGAGCTTTGGGCCGAGCTGCGCCTCGGTGAGCATGCAGGGAGACGACGGGATCCTGCCCGCCATCGCAGCATCGCGCAGAACGGCCGCGAGCACGCTGTAGACGTTGCGGACGGTGCGCGCGGCCAGGTCGTGCTTGAACCGCAGATCGTGCACCAGGTCAGCGACGTGCGCCGTGGTGACGTCCACGAGCAGTAGATCGCCGAGCACGGGTAGGACGTGCTTGGAGAGCCGCCCGCGATCTTTCTTCCAGTCATGTCCGGCCTCCTGGCGCTTCACGAGCCACTGGCGGACGAATTCGCGCAGCGACAGCGCGCCAGCCGCGCGGACTTTGTTGCGCTTGTCGATCGCCTGCTGTGCGAGCTCGGCGAACCTCTCCGCCTTGGCGCGGTCGGTCTCGCCCGTAGGCGCGTTGCCCCACTTGCCCGGAACTTTCTCGCCTTTGAGGCGAGCGTAGAATTGACTGTTCTTCCAGAAGACGGAGGGCATGGCGGTGGACGCTACTCTGACTTCAGCGCGAGCGGAACATCGATCCCCATGGCGAGCTTGCCGTTACTGATGACCATCGATGGCGCCCAGCCCTGTTCGACAAACGCTTCGGCGGATTCGCGTGAGTAGCCAGGTGGATTTGGCTGCATGAAGTGGTTGCCTTCGTTCCATCTCTTCTGTTGCCAGAAGTCTCCATGCCGCACGAGATACTCGACGAGTTCAGCCTTGGTCGCGAACGGCGGCGTTACTGGCGTACCTTCGGATACGGTCTCGAAGATCTGGAACCAGGTTGCTTGCTCGCTGGTGTACGGAACGTAGTACTTCGGATCCGGCGGATGGTGGTCGGCGCACCACTCGCCAAAACTCGGGTAGCACTCTCGCTCGAAGTCGGTCATCTCGCCGCATCGCACGCGGTCGAAATCATCAAGCCACTCCAAGAATGCTTCCGCGAACGTCTGGTCATACAGCGGCCGATACTCTCCGCGCTCGCTCTTTGGATGATCCCAGTTGGGCGGCACTCGTCGCAGTTCTCGTCCCATTATCCAAACCTCCTCTTGATCCTGTCTTCCATGCTCAGCTTCGAATCGATCGGCACGACCTCGCAGGCCAGGTAGCGCTCGAGCTCGGCGCGGTTGATCCGCATGCGCCCTTTGGTGACGTGCTTGGTCAGCTCGCCGGCATGCACCCAGCGGCGGATCGTGTAGATCGAGACACCAGCGATGCGAGCGGCTTCACCTGTGGAGACATACGTCGTCTGATCGTTGGCGGGTTCCTGCTGGCGAGCCAACTCCTCGCGCACGGCTTCCGTCACGAGCTTGCGTATCAACTGCTCGAGGTCGCTCACCCCTCGCGCTCCTTGCTCGCCGCCCGCGCCTGCTCGACGATGTCCACCTGCAGCCGCTTCTTAACGTCCGCGAGTCGTTCAACTACTAGCGAGCGGTAGCAGGTAACGCTGTGAACCACGACCGAGAGTGAATCGGCGCCGCGTTCGATGAGGTCCGCCAGGACGACATCGTATGACTCGATCAGCGCTCGGAGCCTTTGCAACTCCTGTTCGAGCTCGCGGATGCGGCGCTTGGCCTGGCGGTGGCGGGCGCTCACTCGCGCTCCTTGCTCTGGGCGGCGCGGGCGTCTGCGATCAGCTCGCGCACCCGGCGAGCCGCATTGAGCGCCATCTGCCAAGCGTCGTGCTGGGCGATCTCGCCAGCGGCGTCGGCCTCACCGGCAGCTGCTGCAATCGCGCGGATCAGGTCGGCGATTGCAGACTCGGGCGTAGTAGCAGACTGAGCGATCGGGATCGTTGTGGTCGTGATCGTGCCGTAGTCGATCGGCTGGTTGACGGGGAAGCGGCCAGCCGTGATCCCGAAGCGATGCGCGTCGCACGTCGGAGGCGGATCGACGCTCCACCACGGACCCGTCCAGCATCCGCAAGACAGGTAGCTCATGGCTCAACCCTCGCGAAGTGCGGCACGATCAAGGCGTGTCGGTGAACGTTTTCGATCCCAGCATCGGCCAGCGCCTGCGCCTGCGGCCACAGCCCATCGGGCACCCCGCCGTGTCGCATGGTTTCGCTGAGGCCGGCTGGATCAAGGCAGTGCTCGCCCGGACTCCGCCCACACGCGGGGCACGGTCGACCGAGTGCGTTCGGCGCCTGTTCGCCGATTAGCGCCACCGCCTCGCTGTAGCGATGCTCCTCGACGAGATCGAAAGCCACAAGGCAGGTCGCGTGTTCGTCTGCGGTCGGCAGGATCCACAGCTCGCGCTGGTTGCGAACGATCTCGAGTAGCTTGCGCCGCTCCTCGATCCAACGCTTCCCGCCCGGGCTGATGCGTGCGTCGTATGCGGCGCGGTCGAGCTCGGCGAGCAGTCCGCCCGCGGTTACAGGAAGACCCGCATCGCGATCGGCGACAAATCGCTCCACGACCGGCCGCATCGCTCGCCATGCACGCTTGCGCCACGCACAGACGAATTGCGCGTCTCCGTTGTGCGTGTACGAGTGGAGCCAGTCGCGGAGTGTCACGGCGCCCACTCCCTGCACCCCTTGCCCTTGCGGCAGAAGAAGTACGTCCCGTCGTAGTAAACGCGCGCGATCAGGTTCGCGGCGATCCGACGCTTGCGACAGCAGTGGGCGCGCAGCGTCCGCCGCTTTGGATTGCGGATCGTGAACGGCTTGATTGGATCGTAGTCGACGACGTAGCGCGTGGCCGGCTGATCCTTGGCCCGGTAGATGTGGAGGCTCACGGCTGCACCTCCGGTGTGCGCCGCTTCCTGATCCGCCGCGACGGGACGAACATGATGCGCGTCGTGTATGCGCGAGCCCTCGCCTCATCGCTGCTGAATCGTTCGATCTCAAATCCGGTTATCGAATCGACCAAGCGCTCGGCGCCGATCGGCAACTCCACCCTGTGCCAGCCGCGCCAATCAGCGCAGCGAGCAAGATATGTCGCCGGCTCCCACGGCTTATACGAACCTTCGCGTTGCACCTCGACGATCTCGCCGCGGTCGAATGACCTAGCCACGCTGCACCTCCGGTGTGTCGGTGCGCGGCACGATGAGGCGCCTAGCCTCCAGGTCAGCATTGACCATCGCGATGCGCCGAAGCTTCGCGCACCGCGCGCACGACTCCACGCAACACATCTCGCCCTCCGCATGCGCCCTCTCCCTCGCCAGCTTCTGCCCTTCGTGCAGGAGTTCGACGTCTGCCGGCTCCCACCGGAGGAGGCGGCCGATGGCGTGCATGGCGATCTCGACGCAGGTGTCAGCGGTGGGATCGGCGAAAGGCTGGACGATCGGGAGGTAGAGATAGCGAGCAACGCCCTTCCAGCGCTTTCGCTCGCGCTCGTCCATGCGGCGCGAGTGGCTGACACAAGACATGCACGCGACGTGTACGTAGGCGGATCGGTCCGTGATTCGCCAGTGTGTCTCGACGGCGCGGTTGCCCGGTTGACCACAGGCGCCGATGGTGCAGTACCCGTCCATCCCATATGACCCGCTCATACGCCCGACCTCTGGGTGCGCGGCTCGACGGGGGCGTGCGCTTGCTCGCGAAGCTTGTCGATGGCGCTGACGAGCAATGCGTCGCCACGTTCCGACAGAAGCGAGTTGAACGAGTTGGGCGCCGCCATTTGCCGCACCTCTTTCAACGCCCGCCACTCCTCAGGCGTCAGCGTCTCGGGTGTGACGGCGGGCGGCTTGGCGTTGAGGATGCGGTCGAGCGCGTTGAGCCAGCGTGTCGGCGTGTCGGTCAGTCGCGCGAGCGCTGCCCTCGTTTCGCGCAACGCCTGCATGTCGCCCGTCGACAGGTCCACGTCGACGGGCAGTGGCGGCTCCTTCTGTCCCGAGAGCTGCAGCCACTCCTCGGTCGCAGCGAGCATCACGCGCTCGACGCGTTGGAGACGCTCGTCGCTCGACTCCTCTGGGCGCGGCCGTTCAAGGTCCGGCAGAAACGCACGGTACTCCTCTGCCGACATCGCTGGTCCGCCGCTAGGAGACAGCGCCGAGCGGTGCACGTAGATCGTGAGCCGCCCGTCGCCGGTCCACGCGAACGTCATGTGCGTGATGGGCTCGCTCACCGCTCCCTCCCATGCGTGGCGCGCGCCGACTCCGCGCGATGTTGGCGCCTGCTCCACGGCTCGAACGTGCCGCCACCCGAGTCATTCAGCTCGGCGTGGATGTCTTGCCGGCCATACGCATACGTGCGGCGATAGCGGATGAGCGTCGCCGCTTCGGCTTGACGTTGGGCGAACGTCACCGCTCCCTCGCTTTCCGCTCGGCGTCGTCGGCGGCGCGCAAGAGCATTGCGGCGATCCCGCGGGCCTCGTCTGGCGAGAGCGCTTGAGCGCCGAGCACGGCGTCCCACATGATGAGTGGCGGGCGCTCGCAGCTCGGCTTTGGCCACCCGCACGGAGGCTGGGCGGACAGCAGGTCGAGGACGGCGCGGGCGAGCGTCTTGCTCAGTTCGTTGCGTGCAAGCGGGTTGTCCTCGCGCGAGACCTGCGCGGCGAGTTCCAAGATGCCGTCAACGGTCACTTGCCACCTCCATTCGCCCACCGCTGATACGCCTCGAAGTCCTCGTCGGACAGCTGGCTCTCGAAGTACGAGACGTTTCTGTAGGCGGCGTATCCCAACGGGTTGCCGGGGCGCATCTTGCGAGCCTCTCGGCGTGCTCGTATCGCCTTTTCGAGCGGAGTCACTTGCCACCTCCCAGCATCCGCGCTGGCAACACGCCGCGCTCGGCGAGGATCAGCTCGATCACATTCGCTGCATGTCGAATCGTCCATCCGCACTCGTCGCGCAACATGCGGATTGCGTCGCTCTTGGTTTGCGATGACAGCAAGGCAACCTCTGCCAGCACGTAGTCGTCCATCGTGATCACCGGCCACCTCCCAGCGCCAGCAGGCGATCGAGGTAGGCGCGCGCTCGTTCGCCGATCTCCGCGTCCGCTGGTTCGTAGGCGTACGTGTCAATTGCATAGAGTGCGGCGATATCGCGAGCCCACTCGATCACCTCGCGCTCCTCTGCCGTAGGTAGCGCGGCGCGTAGGCGTTCTAGTTCGTCGAGCAGCGGCCGGAATTGGTCGCGCACGTACTCGTGTACGGACGATGGCAACTCCAGTGCGAGAGCGCCGATCGATCGTCTTGCCTGATAGATGTCGTCGCTCATTACCCCTGCTCCTCTTTGTCGAGAGCGTCGACTGCTCGCCACAGCGCATCGACTTTCACACCAACCTCCACTGTGAAATCGCCTGCGGTCGCGGTCCACGCTGTCTTGAGGTCGCGCGCCGCCTCGACCACCCGCTCCATGCGCGCGAGGCGGGCGCGGAGTGCGCGCAGGTCTCGCTCGGCAATGTCGGCGATTGCGTTGACGTCATCCCGTTGCGCTCGCGCCTCGTCCCGCTCGCGGATCGCGGCGTCGCGCTCAGCCAGCATGGCCGCGAGTCGGGCGCGCTGCCCGTCATCCGTGCGATCGCCAGTTGATCCCCACGGAGGCACAATCTCGTCGCTCCAGTTGCGCCACATCCGCACCGAGCCGCGCAGCCGCTCGACCTCGGCCAGCGCCTCGTCTCGGGCGCGTTCGACTTCGGTGGACTGCTCTGCGATCGTGATGGCGAGATCTCGTGCCTCCCCGAACAGCCCGCGTAGTCGTGCCACCTCGGCTTTCAGTGCGTCGCGCTCGGCCTCGGCGCTGACAGCACGGTCATACAGGGCAGCGCGCGCCGCGCCCGCCGGTCCCTCTCTGCAGTACCAGCACCAACTCACATCTTCGTCATTCATTGACGGCTCGCAATTGGGGTTGCACGGGCACCTCGTCAAACTCGGTTCTCTGTTCGCTGCTGATTCCGCCGCGCTTCTTGATCTCAGCGAGCGCGGCTTTCATCGCTGGAGCCACCGGGCGAACCCCGCCCGCTTTGAGCGCCCGCTCGATCGCGTTCTTGAACGTTGATCGCTTCATGGCTTGATCCGCCACGTAGGCGCCGAACATCTCCGTGAGCACTGCATGCGCCTTGTCAGCATCGAGTCTCTCGTTGCCGTCTTTGATCACCTTGCGCAATACCCGGCCGTTGGACAGCGGCACGTCTTGGTAGGACGCGATCGCAAAAACTTGGCTCTTGATCCGCTTGAGCACGGCTTCCATCAGCAGGATCTGCTCGTAGGCGTGTCCGGCTTGGGCGGGATCCAGCGGCTTCACGAGCTCGAGCCCCGTGATATCGGCATTTGCCAGTCGCTTGATCAGTGCGGTTTTCGCCGGACACGAGGCGATCGCGTCGCACCAGCGACAGGCCCGAGATTCGCGGACGTCCGGCAACAGGCCACTGGCCACGCGTGCTTTCTGCTCGTCGATACTGCGCAGGATCCGGATCAGCCGCTGTCGGTGCAGTTCTAGATCGGGCCCGTCGACATCGCGGATTACCAGCGGGCGATTGAGCACCAGTGCGCCCTCCTCCTCGGCGACATACGCGACAACGAGCCTCGCCTCCTGCACCTCGAAGATCCGGGCCGCCGCGAGCGTGTACGTCATGAGCTGCGGGTTTTGGTCCGGCTCGCCGACGGACTCGTAGCCCTTCCAATCGAGCACGGTCATGCGGTCGGCAAGGATCACGAGGTCGATCCGCCCAGCGATCTCTGTGGGACCCAGTCCTATCTCGCGCTCCCCGGCGTGCAGGATTCGCCCGGTGTCCGCGTGCCAGTCGTAGGCGACCTCGAGCTCGGTCTTGACCAGGGCTCCAGCCGGGATCAGGGCGCGGATCTCTTCGGGGAGTTTGTCGTGCTGCTGATCGAGGATCGCGGACTCGGCGATCGAGTGGCGTGCGTGGCCGTCGTCGGCGAATTGCGATTGGACGGATGCCTGAGGCAACGCGAACGAGCCCGGGCATGCGGCGGCACGCGGCAAACCGCTGATGGAGAGGCGGGTCATTCGTCGTCCTCCGCCAGTGCCGCCATGTGTGCCGCAGTGATTTCCTTGCAGCTGCGATTTAGCCACGCGCGGCAGAAATCGCTGAGCGATTTGCCGTATAGCGCTGCCAGGCGGGCCCACTCATCGCGTTCGGACTTCGGCGCGATGATCAGCACGCCAACGAACGGATCTGTGGTCGTTCGCAGCCTCTTGCTCTTTCGAGGCGTCATCCGAGGAGTTCCAGGTTTTGCTGGATGCCGCGGCGCTTGCTCCAGCGGTTCGCGGTGGCGTGCAGCTCGATCCGCTCTGCCAACACGAGAGCGCGAGTCTTTGCTGTCATCGGCGAGTACGGGCCCTTGGGCCACTTCGTATCCATGCCGATGTTGAGTGCAACGTTGCAGCTATCAGCGGACGAGAATGGGATGTGCGCAAAGATTGTTGGGTTGAGCATGCGCAACCCGTGGAGTTTCACGAGCGGGCACCCGTCCTCGTCGGTGAGCGCCGGACGCACTTCCTCCATGCGCTCCCACCAGTCGTCGGTTCCTGGCGTCGCCCACTTGCCGGACGAGCCCAGCGCAACACGCGCATACACGCCACCCAGAACGCCGCGAACGAGGAGCTCTAGGCGTTCAAAAGACTCGTGCAGGTGCCACACCGGAACACTGGCGCAGCGCATGCGCTCGCCCGTGATCCACTTCGCGAGCATCTGATCGTTGTCGAATTCAGAGCCGTCGATGACGTCTGGGATGATTGCGAAGTCGAACCCCGGGTGGCGCTCCCACTTGCGGACCCAGGTCGCATAAGCAGTGACGTCAACGGTTCCCTCGCCAGCCTTCCAGACTGTGAAGGCGCCGCAATCAAGCGCGAAGTGACAGACCTCCGCCGCGAGCGGCGCTTGCGAGGGATGTGCGAACGAGACGAACGCATGCCGCCGCGTCCACAACTCGCGAGCCGCGTCCACCGGAGTCACTGGGCCGCCGTGGTAGTGAATCACCGGCACAGTTCCTCAATCGCATCGATAGCGGCATCCAGCGTTGGATAGACGGTTGAGTGGTATGCAAGCCAGGGCGAGACTTGCCGTCGCTCCCCGTACTCCTCGACAACGGCCAACACGCGCTTGCCTTGCGAATGCGCGTAGAAAATTTCCATCGCCGTCCCCCAACTTGGTCGATTGCACATCGCCAGCACGAAGTCGCATTGGTCGATGTCGTCGAGGTCCCCGTGTACGATCTCGTTGACGTTGGCGGCTTCACGTCCGCGGTAATCGCGGCGCATCGGATCGAGCGTTCGCGGCAATCTTCGTTTCGCGAGCTCGCGCCATCCGTTGGCATCGGCATCGGACAGACCGTTGATGCCGCCACACAGGTAGACGTTCGGAGAGAGCATCACCGCGCCTCTGCTTTCGGCAACGCCGTCCTTGCCAGCTCTGCCGTGTACACCTTTGCCGCCCGGTCTCTCGCACTCGTCCCCTTCGGCAACTCGCCAAACCGTGGGGCCAGCGCATTCACGGCCTCTCGGTCCGGTGCTGCTTTGAGCTCGACGATCAGCGCATCGGCGATCTCGTCCAGTGTGCGGGGTTTGGCGGCTTTGGGCGGTTGGCGTGTTACCGTGGACTCAGCGCTGCGAGGGTCGGCGAATCGCGCGAAGTCCTCGTCTTCGGTTGCGGGCGCGCGCTGCGATGGCGGCTCCCACGTACGCGGCACGTCGCGCCATTCGGCATCCTCGGCGGATGGTTGTTCGCGCCGCTCGTACACCGGCAGATCTTCGAGGTCCTGTGTCAGCAGGTCGGACGCCCCGGTGGCCGTGAGCGTGCAGTCCACCTGCGCGCGCTTTTTGGCCATCTTCAGAACAGTGTTGTAGGTATCGGCGAGGTCTGGATTCTCGACACGGTCTGTCGATTGACCCTCGATCTCCTGTGCACCGTCGGGCCACTTCTTGTCACAGCCGCCCTTCTTTCGAAAGCACAACCACCCGCCGCCGTACTCGGCCTTGCCCTTGATGATTGTGGCCTTGCCGCACTCGGGGCATCGGCGCTCGCCTTTGCGCCAGCGGTACTTGCTCTCCATCGTGGAGCACAGCCCAACGCCCTGTCCCAGCGATCGGCCGGTGGGCGCGTGGATCAGCGTGCAAACGATCTCGTACTCGCGATGTCCGCCGGGGAGATCCGTGTGCGTGATCTTGAACTCGGGCGCGAGCCCGAAGGTCATCGCGAGAACCTCGGCGCCTGGCTTGAGCAGCGTCGGCTTATCGCCGCACCCGGGAATCTTCCCGTAGTGCTCGCCCTCGCGCATGACCGCATCCATCACCTCGCAGATCTTCCGTTTGCGGGCGACGACGTCTTGCACGCTCATCTCCTGCAATGCGGAGACGCCGTTCTCTTGCCGCACCAGGGCGGCGCCGTTGGATTCAGCCATTGGAGGTCTCCTTGTTTCCGCCCGGCGGAGCGATGTGGACGTTTAGCCGCTTCTGCTGCTCTGACTGCCAGAGCGTCATCGCAGCGCCGAGGAAGTGTCCAAGAAATCCGAATCTGCGCTCCTCGTCGGACATCAGGAACTCGCGGCGCACCAGCTCGGGCGCTTGAAGCTCCGGCTTGCAGCAAGAGAAATCAGGTACGCACTGCTCGGCATGAATTGATTCGCCTGCCGCCCAGCGCTCCAGTTGCTCTTGATAGGTCACGGGGCCTCCTTGACCACAGGAATCTCCCTGCGCTTGACCGCTAACGGATCTCGCAACACGCGAGTGCCGTGCAGTGCAGCCATGCGCGGCAATGGACGTCGGCAGCGGGCGATCTCTCGGCGTGCCCGAAGTCTGCGGCCCACCCAGCGCGCACTGTTTAGCCTTGTTGGGCTGATACTCGGCCCCGCATCGCTCGCAGCGTTTCGGTTTTCGTTTGGGCATCACGACGGGGCCTCCCAGACGCACCGGTCTCCGCTGTCCGAAACCCACTCCCAGCGTGCGCGCTTACCCGGATCGATCATGGTCGGGCGCTCGCTGACGATCACGAACTGACGAGAGGGCCACCAATAACATGCAGACAGTACGGTCGCTTCGTACGCACGAGCGCGCAGCTCCATGTCGCGGCCGATGTCGAGCCGAAGCACGTCGAGTGCGAACGTTTGATACGCCGCGCCCCAGTACCATGCTGGCCAGAACTGACCGCCGAAATACGAGTACGCGCACGAGTTGAGGACCTGACGGAATGCATCTTGAGGCGGCACCGAGTCCACTGCCGAGTCCACTGCCGAGTCCACTGCCGAGTCCACTGCCGAGCGCACTGCCGAGTGCACTGCCGAGTCCACTGCCGAGCGCACTGCCGAGTGCACTGC